TTAGCAGATGTTTGTTCGAATGCGTTATAGTGCATCAAAGTTCCTCCCTTGTCGGATTGTTCGATTTCTTCAGATTCTTTATCTTCGTCGTCGGCTTCTGCTGCGAGTTCATCAAGAATTTCATTTACTCGAGCGTCAACAGCGTTTTCAAATTCTTTATCAATAGCTGCTTCATGCGCTTCAAGAGCTGCATTAGCGGCCGCTTCAGTCAAGATAGATACTGCTTCTTGTTGATCTTCGTTAAGAGTTCCCAATACTTCATCAAGAACCGCAGATTCAGTACCTTCTTCAGCGTGTTGAATACGATCGAATACACTAACTCGTGTTTCATCGCCAAGCAACACATTGCTAGCTGAATGAATAAGTTCGTTACTTTCCATTACGATACTTTCCCCTTCGTCTGGATTATCAGAGTGCTGTAGCACTTCTGTAATTACGGCTCCAGGATTAGCTCCTGCGAGCACAAGCGATACTTCATAGATGTTACCATGAATAACGTCATTTTGCGGAGTACGTTTAATACGATTCGCTCCGATTGACATACACATGATATCACCATGTTGTACGAGTTCTTTGGCGTTGATAGCTTTTTGAGTATTGTTGAAATACCCTTCGCCATAAACACCCTCATCCGCATGATGCAATAGCACATGTCCGATGATATTTTCAGGTGTGCTCGGGTCGTGTGACCAAACCAGAGGAACCTTTTTACCATCGTTCTCAGCAAATGCTCCATGACGAATGGTGACACCGTCTGTACAACGCATGTCATTACGGGTTACATAACCCGCGAAATCATACTTAGGATGTTTTCCCATGAATACGATTTACCTCCGTCAATTATTTGCCGCCATTTTGAAGTTGTCTTAGGTACTCGAGATAGCCGTCTTCATCCAGTTCTTCTGGATTCTCTTCGTAACCTTCATCTCCAGGGGACGCGACCGACCCAGGTACAGAAACATCTTGATTGTTATCGGCGATGTTAGGATTATACAATTGATCGGCCATAGGATCTGTAATAGGTCCATAACCGATAACTGCACGGAATTCGTTCGAAGTGAGAATTCTGTTCCGTAATAATGAGTCGCCAATCGTTGCAAGTTGACTTGTTGGTACAAGTTTAAATGGATCATTATAAGTGACAATGCGATGCCCTTGCGTGTAACCGGTCTTAGTGATGAATTTACGTTGAAATTCTTCTTTGATACGGGTAACAATAGGATCAATTGTACGGGTGTAATAATTCTGCATTTGCTCTGCGTTAGCAGTCCCATCAAATACCGCTTTGGTTAATCCTATCTGCGATAAAAGCTCATCAGTCAGATACTTAATTTCATCCATCAGATTAGAATTAACCGGGCGATTGAGTTGGGTAATCTTTTCATCAGCAGCGACGTAGGCAATACCCATAGGAGATTCTTTAAGTTGAACCTCGATGTCCTTAATACGATCATTAGCTTCTTTACGCTTAATGTCGTTTCGAACAGGTACTGGTAATTGCAGAATCATGTTCCATTTGTTGGCAATGGCTTCTCTATCCTGAGCATCTAATAAAGATAACTTTTGCAAGAGACGAGACATTGTTGGATTTTCAGGCCCAATAATGTTTGCCAAAGGGTTCTCGATAATTGCACACATTTTCTTTGGCACAATAATCTCTGAGAAATCACCTTTTGTTTCATTATAAATTTTAACACGAATTTTGGTTGGATACCACTCCAAAATCTTTCCGACACGCATAGATGTAATATCGTATGCATCAGATGTCATTGGATCAATTGTTGCTTCTAAAGGGACGGCGGCAACAACTCCATCATCAAACAATGAGTAAACCAAATCGTGGAAGAAATCAGTTGACGATTGGTCAATATTCATTTCTACGTCGAACAGACGCTGCAATGACGATTTCTTTTGTACAGTTTGGTTCTCTCCGTCGTTCTCCAATTTAACGTGTTGAAATTTAACCATAGCTGCGTCCATAGCGATCCTATTAAAGATCATGGACGCAATTGATGAACGACTATATGATCGTCCGGCTATGGAAGTGTTTGGGCTTAAAGCCCGTGGCTCATCGGACAGTTGAAATACATCATCTGTCTCAACGAAATTGGAAGTAGTTTTCGTTTTGGAAAACATAGACCAAGCATGCGTAAGTCCATCTGTAAAAATACTCATATTGGCCTTTCTATGATACAAATAAGTCTAGATTACGTTTATAAGCAACCCATGCGTCAATTAATGCCGCAACATTATCGATCTTTTCATCAGCTCTACGCTTAGATAATTTGTAGTTACCGTTATTATCTTGGATAGCAACGGCATTACCCATAGCAAATTTCATAAGCTCTTCATCAAAGATCAATTGTCGTTCCATAGCCAAGTTCTTAAGCTCACCCATTGGAACAGACTCTGTTCTAGAACCTTGAATAATCTTTTCAACACCATACTCACCATTTTCACGACCCCATCTTTCAACGAACTCTCTGGCATTGTATGGGTCAAAACCAAATGCGTATACAGTATACTTATGCTCATAAATAAAGTTTGACAGATCATCGTACACTTTCATCATGTTTAGAATTGTATCTGACATGACAACAAGCGTGCCCTCATTTATGAATTCATCATACTTATTACGCATAGCGGACGTTAGTTTCTTAAGTTTGCTTTCACAAACATATGAACGTGTTTTAACACCAAATCGACCACGACCAATCGGGAATAAGAATGTAAACGCACAGAAGTCATCACCTTGAGAAAGGTCACCACCGAGTGCGCATTCAAGTCCATCAAAGTTTTGTGGTCTATGAGGAATCGTTTCTTCGTAAACGAAGAAGTATGTATAACCTTCAACAGGAATACCGAAACGTTTTGCTAGAATATCCGCTCTATCAGAGGGTTGGTGTTCGGCTTGTTCGACCTCACGTCGATATGTCTCATAAGAAACTGTAGCTCCAAGATTTGGATTTGCTTTCATCCACATCTCGGGAAAAGCTACTTCACGTACGTCGTCCAAACGGTAATACCAAATAGATACATGAGGATTAAAGAATCGTCCTTCCAGAATATCTGTAAGTTCCATCTTAATTGTATCCCCAACACCATCCCGGGCAGTACCTTCAGACGAAGTTGCTATAATCATGTAATTATCATTCTTAGAAGCACCCTGTTCTATTGCTCCAATAACATTTTCGCGAACATCACCTGATAACCATTCATCTACCGAGGCATATTTACAACGAAGACCTTGAAGCTTATCAATAGACATTGGGCGAATTTCTAATAGACTATTTGTAGCGAAATTTTCAACACCCTTTTTAGTCGATGCCAACAATTGTTTCTGAGTAAGATTACCCGTCATCTTGGATCCTTGAACCATGTATTGCACAAGAGGGCCTTTGGCTCTACTTAATGCAGTACGGAATGGTCCCATGATCTCTTCTGCTTGTTTCATTGTTGGTGCACAAACTACTTGGTGTGTTGTGGTTGTGTCTATAAGCAACATGTATGCTTGCATAAATGTCGAATACAGAGATTTAGCGGCCCCACGTCCCACAATCAAGAATTGTTTGTTCGTAAGTCGCTTGAATTTTGATTTTATCTCCCATTTACCGAGTTTTGGATTGTAAACCCGTTCCTCAGAGAGATAGAACCATGCGAGGGCGCATTCAGCCCATAATTTAAATGATGGTAGAAGAGTTACGTCACTACCATCTGTGAGGGTCATTTCATTCTCGCAAAACCTAACGAAGCCCTCGATGGCCTTATTATCATAGTAATAATCCGGTGACTCAATTAAGAAATCAATACGGTTCATTTCCAGTGACACCATCCGATTTACCGGAATCTCACCTCTAAGAACTTGCTCCTTAAACTTCATGTACTCTTCCGGATATGCTTTGTTAGATAGTACCAAAAAGAAACCCCTTCTATCTTCTGTTGTTTGAAGTCATTTTGTCAAAAGCGTAATTAGTTCCTTTTTGAGCTGCTGTTTGGATTGAAACATCGATAACTTTATTAATCGCTGTGTTACCAAGTTGTTTAGCTCTTCCAGGTGGCTTCATAGAAACAACGGCAGAACGTTTAACTTGTTCCGCGAAATCGTTTTCTAATCTAAGACGATTTGTGGCTTTTCTAATATCTTCGTCAGTCATGTTTGATCGATCAAGATATTTTTTACGCCATTCTTTGTTTCTCGCTGCCGAGGCTTTTTTCAAACGTTTGGCTTCTCTACGTCTTTGACGTCGAACGCCCCACTTCATACCTCGAACACCAAAGTGCTCAATTACATCAGAAGAATTGTCTACTGAAACAATATTATTGTTCATTGTACTCTCCCTTCTGAATAATAATTCTATGGGCGGTATTATTGATGCTTGTTGTTAGTGTTGTTAACACACTACCAGCAGGCGGGTCGAATACCACTCGTATGGAAAGGAATATGTACTGTTTGACGAGTCTTAATAGATGCTTGTCGGATTCTTTTAGTAATTGTTCCCATTCTGTATCTTTTGTGATGTCACAGTCTGGGTGAACTTTAGTAAGTTGTGACAATGTACCAACAATTCCGTCGATCTCTAGCAAAAGTCGAGCGTCGAATCCGGAATCTTCTTCCGAAGCAAAATCTAAAGTACTCTTAACATCGTCTAAAATTTTTGACATTAGTACCTCACCATAATTTTGTATCACCAGGCTTTCTTTCGACATATACCGTTTGCGATCTATCTCCATAATGGATAATGTTGTGTGTCTTAATAGAAGTTGTTATGAGGCGATTCGGATTTAACAAAACGTCCTCGTCCCAATTTAGTATATCATCTTCTTCCAATGGAAAAATGTGATGTACAAGAACTGGGCCTTCAATATCCATTCCAGGAATTCCCAAATCGTATCCTAGATCTCGAGCTATAACTTGATCACGAAGATCTAGCCATAGTCTTGAACGATAGAACTTGTTTGAGATTGTTCTTGGGGAGATGTATCCTTTCTTGTATAGAGAAAGATAGTTTAGTCGATCGCCATATGACGAGTACTTAATTAATTCATCGTAAGATAAATCTAATAGAAGCTCCCTATTCGACATTGAACTCCTCCGACGGCATATAACCACGAATAGCGTTAATAACTTCTTGACTGTCACCTTTACCTTTGACTTCGCTGTCAATCAAAGCGACTTTAGAGTCATTAAGTTTGTTCTTGGCTCTAAGACCTTCTAGTTGGAGTTCGTTTTCTACTGTACCATAACGCAATAGAGCGTTCAAAGTACTTGGAGCTATGGTACCATCGTCTAACTGGCGCTCGGCCAAGTCGAATGCTTTCTTTGTAAGTTTTAGCATCCGTCCTTCTGGTGTTAATGCTTGACGAATATCGTCCGTTTCATTTCTTCTCCGGGGCATTTGTAGATACCTCCGAATTGCTAGCACTTTCCTGAAGTCTGCGTAACGTTAAAACCGCGTTCTCGATATAGTCTTCCGCTTGAGCGGTAGTTAATTGAGTACGTGTTTCATTAGCGAAATGAAGTAGCTTGTCTAGAGCTGCTTGTTTCTTACTGTCGTTAGCAATGTCCAAGCGGTCGAGTGATGATACGATGATCATTGCTCGTTCGGCCAGCGTAATAACTTTTTTGTTGTGCGTGATAGCTCCGAGGTATTTAACCCCTTCAACAACCAATGGTGCTACCATGACAACTAACGTAATTAAATTAAGTACGTTTTCTAACATTACGTTTTACCTCTTCCCTTGATTTTTCTTCTTCCACATAATCATTCACTACCCGACTAACATACGAGTTTCCGCCGTTTTGGACGTACTGGTCATACAATGTCAGAACTTCGTTGTTCGACAATCGTCCGGAATGGATGCCGGTGATGATTTGTAACCTCAAGAAGTCTCGCTCTTGGGTCTTTCTCATCTCTTCCATGCTAATAGCTAATGCCTCAATGGAATTTTTGATACCTTCGATCTCTTGGTTTTGCTTTTCTTCGAGTTTGTTCCAGAGTTTCTTGAACACACGAGTTGAAAAACCAACAATTGAAGCTCCTATACCGACATAAAGTCCGATCTGAGAAAGAACTTCAGGAGATAGTAGCCACTTTAGTAGACCAACGAAGTGGTCATGTACTTCTGTGTGCATAGTTCTAGTCTCCTTTGATTTAGTTACCCTATACTTTGACCCCTGAATTAGGGTCAAAAACCACTCCGGGGAAATTTTGGAGAGGTGCGGCGATGCAGAGGGGTGGGGAGATCCCACGACCCTCCCCCTATGGGGTGTCGCATTTTGTGACTCGTTTTATTTCATTTAAAACGTTGTCACGGTCGACGTTGATGTCGGTAAACGAATGGGCGTTGCTGTATCTTCTTTGATGAATGTCCAAACGTCTTCGATTGGTCCTTCATCTACGATGTAGTTCATAGCAGTAGCTTGGATCTGTGCTACTTCTACTTCATCTAAAGCTTTAGATGTGTCACCCATTACAAACGCTAAGAGTTCTGGCGTGTTGTAACCATTCTCTTTGTCCCATTGCCACCAAGCATCATAGTCTGTGTATGGATTGTATGGGTTGTCATACGTAGTAAGCATAGCATTGATACTTACTGCTTTGTTATACTCTTCATTCGTTACTGTATCAGCATAGAGTGATGAGTTGTCAACGGTGTCTTGTTGTGTAGTCATGGACTAGCTCCTCCTTTCTATGATAGGTCTTGCACAGTAGACACACTGATACCTAGAGCAGACGCTACTTCAGCATAGGTGTGACCACTCTTAAGCATAGCTCTAGCTCTGCTAGCTGTACCAAGACTAATAGCCTTCTCTTTACGAGGTGTAGCCAGTTGCTTAACACGATCACTATCAGCAAAGCGTAGTACATCAGTAAGCATCTTAGTACTTACAGCACCAGACTGGATAGCTTGCCACTCATCATTGTCTATGTTGATACGAGTACCAGCTCCATCAGCACCAGTCTTTAGACGGGCTGCTGCAATAGCCTGTTGTTTGAGCTTCTTAAGTTGTTCTTTACCCATCTCAGGAGTACGTTTATCAGCAATAGCTTTGTTAGCTATGAGCTGAGCTTGACGTTCTTTAGGAGAGTTCATAAGGGCAGTATTAAGCTTGTGTTGTAGAGACTCAACTTGATCCTTATACTTAACTCTTGCCTCTTTGCTGAGCTTAAGATTAGGAGATGTCTCTACAATTTTATTAGCTTTATCCCTCATTTTACCAAGAGCATTTACATAATCTCCATACATATTTTCAATAGGAGTACCAGAACCTAGTTTCTTAGCATCATCAACTAGTTCAATTACACTATCTGTAGAAACTGTTTTAGTTTTCTTAACAGTAGGTTTCAATCTAGGATTTGCGGCTAGTTCTTCTGCAGTACGTGGTTTTTCCCAGGTCTCTGTTTCTCTATGATCTGTTTTTGATCTAGAAATAAGAGTTGAGGCTCCCATTTTTGTAGTACCAGTAATAACATCGTAATGCATCTGATATCTTTTTCGTAATTCTGGAATACCGTTTTCTCTTTCAGATCTTTTATAATCTAAATTATGTTTTTCAGCATCGATGACGACCATCGAATGCTTTACGGCTCTAGCAATTTCACTATTTGATGCTCCTTTCAAAGTCATATCGGTAATAAGATTTGAAACTTCGCCCATCGTTTTCTGTTTAATTGTCCAGTCACCTTTTGAATTACGATTTAAAATGTTTTTATCTGGAGAATAATAATCGTTCGTATCAAAGTTCTTTAATTCTTTTAATGAACGACTTGTTTTAATTCCGTTTTTATTATTAGGAATAACCATAACTGAGTCACCATCGAAATCAGCACCAGATAATTTAGATGCAACAGACGAATCAATTCCGACTGCATCTTTTGCGCCCTTCATGAATTTAGCTGCAGTGTTTCCTAATTTATTATTAACAGTTAATTCTGGTAATTCGAAAATACCACCATGAGGATATCGAACAAGAACTACTTTCTCACCGTTTTTAAAATTAGGAGCATAGATTTCGTTAGCTTTAATTCCAGATAAAGGTAATAATACTTGACCTTTCATTCTATCGAACCCAGTCAATTTAAGATTATGCCGTTTGGTTGTAAGACCATCAGCAAAATCCTGCATCATTACACGTTTAACTACAGGATTTGTTAGATTAGAAATCTCATCAAACTCTTTCTGTAGCTTTTTATATGTTTCATCAATACGACCTTTAACCAAAGCTGGTGGTTGTTTGGAAACAAATTGAGAAGATAATGTTTTAGACCAGCTAGCCCAGTCACCTTCTTCATTTACTTTGTTGATAGCACCTTTTTGTCCACCAACTTTAATTGTTGCACCGAATGGATTATCTGGATCGTCCTTTAATTTCTTCAAGACATCTTCTTTTGCAGTACCTTTATGTTTATTGGTATTGAAAATAATATCGACGCCTTTTGGAAAATCTTTTGGATCTCCATAAACAGCCATACCTTTAAGATAATGCGTACCATTTACACCAATACGAACTTGAGCATAACGGGATTTACCAAGATCAAGATCTTTTACTCCTGGACGTAATTCCATTACACCATCTTTATCCGTACCACCTTGTTCAGCATATCGAATTCCTACACGTTTCCAATCAACATGTTCAATTGGACGTAATCCTAATACACTTTTTCCATCATCAGTCTCAGAAATAAATGGTGGTTTGATTTCATGCTTATGTTCACGAACAACATTTGGATCTGATTCTTTTGTAAGAACTTTCATTTCGACCCAGTGATCATCATTTGTAGCATTCTTAACATATACTGTATGTTTGTGATATCCTTCGGATTCTAATTGTTGTACCGCACGTTTAAGAGTATTCTCATTTACTCCTAATTGTTGAGCTGCACCAAGACCAACGTCAAGATATGGATTCTTTTCAATCAATCCCTTAATATCAGTCTTAATTTCTTCCATTCGATTTACATTATGACGAACTTTAGCATCCAAATTCATACGAACTGTAGATTCTGGAATACCAGTTGCCCGAGAAATCTCAATAGAAGTCATGCCTTTTGCAGATAATTCTTGAATACGACTAATGTTGTATTTACGAATTTCGTGCTTGGCAATATTATTACGAGAACGGAATTCGGTCGTTGTGATACCAAGCTTCATAGAAATTTGAGTATCAGTTAATCCGCTCTTACGGTATTTAGCAACGACATCTGACCAGGAAGTCGCACGTTGATATGAATTCTCTCCCGAACCCCAAGCAAATCGTCCACTATGTGGAATAGATCCTTGGTGAGGAGTTCCTCTATGTTCTAGAAAATCATTATATGCATCTTCAAGATTCATTATTTACCTCGGTTTGCTTTCAAGTATTCCACTGAATTCTTTAATTGTGTGATATACATCATACACATCTTCCGCCTCTGGAATATATGTACGAATATCATCGCCTTGATAAATACGAAGTTCAAAATCAGTTTTCTCAGGTTTAACGCCATACTCAAGACAGAAATAAGCAGCATAAACTAATAGCTGTTCCATCTTTGGTTTGGATACTCCAGTCTTCAAATCATGAATTCTAAGAAATCCTCGTGGATTATCTTTCTTTGGCGGATCATATCGGATAGCATCTGCTGTACCGAATGCATATGGACTGTAAAATAATAGTACTTCACTATCCATGCGATATCCGATTGCATCATTTACGAAATTAGCCACAGCTGGATGAGTATTACCTGGGAGTAATTTAATTCTATGTTGAATCGCATGACTCGCAAATTCGTGTAATTCTGTTCCTCGTTGTTTAGCTTTTTCGTTTTCAAAACGCTCAACCAATTTCTCTGGACTGTAATTTAACCAGTGACACTGACTAGCACTTAAAAATGAGTGCTTACCCTCGTATTCGATGTGTCTGTTCCATTTCATGCAGAACATCCTCCTTATTCTCCGGATAAATCACTCTCGCCCATCCTCCGTTTTTATTGTACTGCTCAAGATAATACTCTTGATTTGGTCTAAACGGACTCTTGGCGCTTTTCTTGCACTCTAAGTGATAGGAATATGGCCCGACATCCACAGACAGGTCAGGAATTCCTTGAATATAGTTTGGATCATTCTTCTTGACAATCGCGTTAGGAAATAACTGCTTGATGTCTTTAATCAATCCTTTTTGAAAATCTCGCTCCAATTTGGACATTCGTGGGTCACCCAATTCCTTTCGTTAAATTTCTTTTTGCTAGATATAGATCTAGCGATAGCATCATCAATTGAGGCTGGGGATTTCATATAAATGTAGAAAAGATCTTTAAAGGAGGTATTCACTCGATTAATTCGTCCTTCGGATTGTTCCATAATTCGATAGGAATAATTTAACGAATAGAATAAAATCGTGTCAGTAGTTATACAATTCCATCCCTCAGCCCCGGCCGTGTACTGAACCAGATATACCCAACTATCGGTATCAGGTATTGGCTCATGTTTACTGCCGTTCCATTGATAAAATGCCCTATTTAATTCTTGACAAATCTCTTTGAGAATATCAAGCTCATAGGTATAGTTGTAGAAAACTATGATTCGATCACGAGTCATAATTTGTTGCTTCACATTTGCTCGCCTACGATCGCTAGTATTTACTATACGACGTAATACTTGAGTAAACTCGGAAGCATTTTGTATTGGTTCTTCCGTAAATGGATTGAACCTGGTTTTCTTTACTTGCTCATATAATTCTTTATCATACTGAGCAGTAATAAATTGACGATGAACTTTTGTAGTTCTAAAATCTTCCATGGGCACTGCAAGATATCGTCTGTATCTTTCAAGCTTATCTGTTTTATGATATCGCTTGATTTGAGGGAATTTTGAATATGGATTGTACTCGACATGTTGTTCAACAAAATCGGTTTTGTTTCGATAGAAATTATTGGCTATGAAAATACACATCCAATCCATCCAAACATCACCAGGCGTCGCGGTGAGCATTATCCATTTATTCTTTCTGGCAATTGATATAAATGCCATTCCCCATGTTCCGTATCCAATCGCTCTTTGTTCGTCAAAAATAAAGAACGCATCTTTTACGTCGGAATACTTGTTGATGTTATTCCATGAATCGACAACACCATTTATTCCTAAGGCTTCAAAATCTCTATGCCATTCACGATCGTTTCGTTTCTTGGCAACTGTAATAATATACAGCGGCTTATCAATATGGTTCTCCATATAATAAAATAGGCCGGTCAAGGATTTACCAGAACCGACCTTCCCGCACAAAACAGATCCGTTATGCATACTATCAACTGCCCTACGCTGATAGTCGTATAACTCAATAGTCATTAAAATCCATACTTACGTTCAAGTGGATTTGCTGCGACGCGAATATAAGCACTCTTCAAGTCAAGACGAGCATATGTCCCATCTTCACTTGGCTCGCGGCGACGGATAACCATATCGCACAAGGCAATTTCCATTTCATCAATAAGACCAAGTTGATCTTCGTTGAAATATGTACGTTGGCTTGGATCGATAGGGGCGTCAATTGGAGTTTCACCGTCATCATAAATGATAGCTACTGATGGAACTGAGAATTGAGTATATACACGAACCTTGAAATAACATTGTGGTTCGTACATGTCAGGATTCTCGGCCATCTTCTTTTCCATTTCCGCATCTTTGGCTTTGGGTTCCCATACTTTTACGTTAACTCCATACTGCCGAAGAATATCCGCGTCTTCAGGATTGACAACAACGTTGAAATAACGATCGCCTTCACGATTGTATTTCTCTTGTCGTCCTGCGAAGTTCGGTTTAAACATAAACTGAACGTCTTCCAAAATGATTTGTGAATTTGAAGCTTGCAATAATTTAGTCATAGTAATGTCCTTTCTAAAATGACGTGCGTGACTCAAAAACAATGAGAGGAGTGAAAAATTCGAGTTTTTTCCACTTCCCTCTCTATTATGTGCCATGTAATTTCTGCGGGGTCCAAAATGACCCTGCGCGAAAATCAATTTTAAGCAACCTCAGAATTTTGCTCATTGAGACCTAATGGCTCAATATAATCCTTCGGCATGTCGTCAACGATTTGATTAATATCACCAACCTTAATAATTTTCTTAAGACCAGCAATAGCAACCTTATCGTAGTAGTCAAAGTCGATATCTTCATAGTTGAATTCTGAAGTTTGTTTGAATTTGAATCCTTTTGTACCCGTAACGGATTTAAAGTTCTCGTTATCTTCAGTCCACATGCATTCTTCTCCAGTGAGAGATGCATAAATAGATCCAACTTTTCCAACAAACTCGTTTCCAAGATAGATATGACCTTTGGATTGTTTGGTGATGAAGAAATCTTTATCAACCAATTCTTCTTTTGTCCATACCCGCTTAAGTAGATATGGATTTGCGAACTCAGCTCCTGTTGGCGCCCACTTGTCGTCTTCAAGTTGAGCAATATAAACGGCATTGTTAATAAGGGCCATGCGTTTATATGTGTGCTCGTGGTCAAAATTATAATTGTACTCTGGGCGTTTACCGAATTTCATAACGAAGTCAACGATATAATCATCAGCGTTAGGAATTTTAATTGAGTCGGTCTTAATATGACAGACCTGATATCCCTCAGCCTCAACTGCGAATTTAAGATCGACCATGAATAAAGCTCCACGTTTTGCGACGATGTTATCAATATTGTCTGGGTGCTTGAATTTATTATCAAACGAAGCGGAAGTCATTCCGTAAACCGAATTAATAACAATCTTCAAAGCAGTAACCAACGGTTTCATATATTGATCATCGTCCAAGAACGGAGCCAAAGATCCATTAAACATTTGTTTAACTTCGTCAATCTTTCCATGCTTGAGCAAAATGCGAACTTTCAGCAAGTCAGCATATCGTTGAGTATATGGTCCGAAGTAATTCATATTAACCAAACTGTTCGGGTGCATTGACTCAACGTCGATCAGGGCAATATCTTTATATACTCCTGGTTCAGCATATACAAATCCACCTTCACCAGTTTCAAATCCACGATATGTAGATTTACCGAACTTGTATTCGTATCCAGGGAATGTCTCAGCTAATTTTACATAATTAAATTTATCCTGAGGACGAGGATCATCTCCGAAAATGAATCGAGCGGTAAGCTGATTATTTGTCGCATTCATACTTCCGCCTGTAATGGTCGCAAGAATTTCTCGAGCAATATAATCTGCATAGGTTGCATCGAATACTTTCTCAGTTGCGTCCACGTCATTTACACAGTATTCCACAACAGTGTCAACTAAATCGTCAGGCACTGGTTGATCCCAGGGAATTTCCATCTCAACGTGTTTAATTCCTAAATCAACTTCCCAACGTTTCAATGATTGTTTCTTTTGTGAGTACTCGTAAATATCGGCATAACTTAATTCATAAGCTGCAGCATACATTCCAGTCTTCGCATTCTTTTCATTGATGATACGTTGCGACTGATTAAATAATTCCATATTGGTTCCACCAAGTAACCGAGCATACAAGATATGATTATCGTATCGACGATTGTTGAAACCAATCAGAGGAAATGTACACAAGTACTCAATTTGATCCGGAGTAGGATTTACCCAACGAGTGAATTCGTCTTCACCATATTTCTTCCACACAACGACAAACAGATTTGGATATACCTCAATATCGAAGAACACAATTTCTTCCTTGGCCACAATTTGTGTACCAGTTGTCAATTCGTATTCTGTCTTCCCATCGTCATCTCGAATTGAAGACCATGGGATTTTGGAAAATACTTCCAAGCAATAATCTTTTTGGTTAGAGGATTGTAATGCTCGAAGAAATACTGAATGCTTCAAGTCTGTAATATCGTATTGTAATCCCATGTCGTATGCTTTATGAATTTCGTGAGCAATCCAATCGATCGTTGGTTTCGTATTTGCGTGGCTCGGTTTTTCTCCCGGAATTAGTCCTAACTGTTTCTTAACGAATTTTCGGAGGGTCTTCTCCGTATAGGTAATATCTTTTACAGTGTCGTACATCACTATCTCCTTCTTCTCTTTCATCGGCAATCCCGACGAAATATGAGATACTTCAAGATCATTCGATGCATTATCAATCCTTCGTAAAGACGCCTTCCCTTTATAAACTTTAATTTCGACATTATCTTCAACTAGGTTGTCTAATTTATTAACATCACCATCGTACAAATAATGTAGATGAATTCCCTTCCCAGATTTAGATACTTCGGCATATGTTTGTGGATACTTCGCTGCAGCTTTTTTATTAAGCTCTAAACTTTTCTCTCCATTCTCGTCCTTTATATCAAAGTCGAGAACAATATGTTGTAGTGGAACTTTAACCCAGTGCAATTTCTTGGTATTAATTTCTTTTAGAGTTGTGGTAACCTCATCCCATTTCTTTGACGGGTTACCATTACTTAAAGCTTCTTGTGCCGGGTAATTTTCAGCTAATTTATTAAACACCTCATTACGATAACAAAAGTCTAGCCAATCTATAACTTTATTCTCTGTAATGTCCTCGGAGACGACACCTTCGGGAAATGCTATAGACCATCGGAAACCTTTAAAGAAATTCTTAATACGAACGCCATCGATGTTTGTATCTTTAACCATCGTATCAAAATATCTAAGGGCTTCACGTTTGATCGTGGCTTTATATCCATCAGTTTTCCATCCCATGTCTTCAAGATAATTCTTGTAAAGCTCCGAAATTTGTTTAAGACTAATACCATCTTTCATTTGCATCGCTTCACTTCGAATAAAATCAAAGATATGGTCTGTCTGCTCGGCCATGTCAACGTCGAAGTAATCATCAAAATAATCGAATCCTAATTGCTCAAATCGACTAATTGCGATATTAGCAATATAGGGTAACTCGTATTTGATTTGATTCATCAACGAAATATAATCTTTATGGGGAACTTTGTTGCCACTTGGATTTACAACCACGGCACGTCTAGTAATACCTGAGTCGACATTTCGAACTTTATATCGTTGGTTTGATGCAGTAATAAGTAAACCGCTAAATGTAACGTCATATTGTTCTTTGTACTTTTGGTTGACAGAAATAGTTTCATGACTTGTCAGTTTCAATAATGGGGTGTCATTATAAATATGACTGATGTCTGTATCTTCATCAATCAACAATGGAACTTCTTTAATTTGTCCAGTTGCGAATGGGTCGTTACTGGTAAGTAATTTCAAATCGATAGTTCCGCAATAATCTTCAAACAACCATCTGAATATCTTGAGTACAGTTCCTTTACCACTACCTTTTGAACCATACAAATACATGAACTTTTCGATCTTGTACATGTTGTTGGTAAATAAGGCGCCCATGAACCAAAGAATCTTGTCTAGTTCTGCTGGGGCATATAAAGTGCCGAGCAATTTCATAAATGCTACGGGTTCTCCTTCAGTTGGAGAATACGATAATTGTGAAGTTGCATAATCTCGTCTCTGCATTTTATGATCAGCGAACAATACTTTCTGATTGAATGGAATATCATTCTGTTCGGTGGCTTTACAATAGTCAATAAATAATCGGAACTTTCCACCAGAAGCTTTCCGAATTTCTTTTACTTCAATTCTTAACCCAGGGTTCTTCTCTCGAAGTTCTTTTGCTTCATTCCACAATAGACTATCAATATCGTGAAATAAGTTTCGTTGTAATGTGTCCCATCTATGTCCATTCCAATAAGCGTAGAACTTGCCACCCTTTACGACTAAATCTTTGGCATCACCAAAAATGAAGTCGGGCGACACCTCGTAATCACACGATCTGTTATTGGAAGTGAACTTTTTGACGGTGACGTCCAAAAAATCCATTTATACCTCCTATCGCTATTATGTCACCCGCGATCCCAAAATCGCCCCCCAAAAGCCCATTGTTTTATATATAAGTTAAAATTTTAACTCGTTCTACAACAATATACAGTACACCCAGTTTTTTGGGATTTCGGGGCATTTTCGACCATTTTCCCCTCTTTTTTCGAGATGATCGTCCGAACCAAACTCTAAAATAGTATAATAAAAATGGTGGGGTAGGCGAATCCCCCAAAAATTTTTGGGGGACGAAATTCACCAAATTATCCTAAATTCCAGCCCATATTCGCTGTTTTTCTCGTCTAATTGATGCCAAAAGTCCCTCTCAAATACCAAATCATACTCGAATCCAAGGACTTCAGCACGGAAATATTGCCCTGGTTTGTACGTATCTTTCAGCTTTTCAGGCCCTTTATACATGAATTTGAACCCCTGGATCTGCCCAATATCATCTTTGACATAGGCAATTCCAACCCAATTATGGTCTTTAAAGACCTTGAAATCAATGCTCTTTCTCAATCAGTACCACCTACAATTCTTACAGTTTTCTCGGGATTATTATGTTCCTTATCTAATAGGAAATGTTCCCGAATCTCTTCCCATTCGTCTTGATTGAAATACAGCTTTACATGTACTGGTGGCTGAGGTAATATGGTCTTAGACTTAGGGTATACATGTTTAACTCTCATCTCGTCCCTCCAATTCTTTCCGTCCAGGAAATTGAAAATCGGGGAATTTAATCGACTCCCTGGTCTCCAAATTAAATGCCCACCGTCGATCATGACTAGTCCACCATTTACTAACAGCTTCACCAGTTATTCCACGGCTCTCAAGTCCCTTACAAACAGGAATTTTATTCGTCATCGTCAAGTCCTTCTTTCTCGAAGAAAATGGATTCACCTTCCTTATCTACAATTTTATTGAAAGGACAATCAGTCTTCTCGAAATATGTAGTGAAAGATCCATCTCCATTAGCCACAATACGAACAACCTCGCCTTTCTCGATACGAGATAACATCATATCAAGCATAACGCGATCGTTTTCCTTTTTAGTTTCTTCTTTTTGCATCTCACGAATGTAATACGAGATTGCGTCGATGCCATCAGGGAATTCATACACGGCCTTATGACCATAATCCACCTTAACGGATTTAGGCAATGTACTAGGATGCAGTGCGTTTGAGATTTCAAATAATTTATCCTGGTCAACTTCGAGATTTAACTCAAGTTTCTCAGGGCCTTTCAAAGAAATCCCAGAGAACTGTGGTTGGTATTTAATACCCTTATCCGCAAGGCCTTCTTCAATTGCTTTTTGGAGAGAAACGGTTTTGCCATCACGACGACCGGGCATAAAAACCATAGCTTTTGATTTGGTTTCATCGATAGATTTCACAACCGAAGTATCCGCCTTCTTAATAATATCCTCAATGTTTCCATCAAGCTCTTTAAGGCGTAATTCCTTCCATTCAGCCGCCTTTTTACCCTTCAACCAGCACGCAGCCATCGCAGCGTAGTTAGACAGGTCTTCTAAGGTGTCTACAAGGCTCTCAGAGGCGATCTGAGCGCGTTTAGAAGGATCATTGAGTGAAACTAAGCGCTCGAATTTGTCGTTCATACGGACGATGCCAGCCACCAATCCGAAGGTGTCTAAACTCTTCTCAAATGAGTTCCCATAGTCGTGATTTTTGCGTTTGAACGTCTCAAGTTGGTGTTCGTATTGGTCTTCCATTGATTTTGGTGTTAATTTATCAGTCATTGTTATACTTCCCTCCGTTAACATTTACTTTAATATCTTTCATTCCCGAACGACCTATAAGAAGAGATTGAATATCGCTCTCATCAAATATATACATCGCCTCTACACCACTCCATACAGGACCAGGATCTTTATGGATTGTGTGGATAACAATATTATGCCCTCGTCTATCATGGTCCCATTTACGTTCGATCTTAATTACCTTTCGGCAAGATGCATGAGCGTTCTATGCGCATCAAACTTATCAAGTTCATCGATCGCAATACCCTTAACACCATTCATGGCGATAATTTTGGTTCCCTCTTTATCAATACTTTCCATAAAATGGATTTTGATATAGGAACTATAGTAACTAATATCCGTAACCAATAGAATTAAATCAGTTGGTTTGTCATCAGAATAGGTAATAGCGACCTTTTTATATTGTTTGTCTTCTAACATCTCACTTCTCCTTACCAGAATAAGTTAAAACTTCATGCATAGGGAATATTGTTACCGTTCTGCAATCTTCACGTTCGTCCCATACGATAGTTAGTGATTCCTCGTGATTATCATAGTGAGTAACTTGCACATCATGCACATTTGGAAACATGCGACTTGACCCATCTACAAAAACTACTGTTAATGGTTTGGTTCCATAGTAATTCAACGAGTCGATCAATTCAAATACATAAGAACTAGATGGATAATGATGAACTACCCCATTTTTTAACACAATATGCCACTCATCACCAACAAACTCTATCTTATCCACTTTGTCATGAATTTCAACAATGCGTGGATCGCCAACTTTTCTAATAATTACAAGTCTATCATGATTTTTCATTACTCGGCTCCTTTATTTATACGCTTTAATTGGATATGCTTCGTGGAATTCTTCTTCCGAATTAAAAGCCTCAATCAATCCAACATTATTTACAGGGATAAACACTTGTTTTGTAAACCCTTCTGGGTACTGTTGAATAATATGAACGAAGTCTCCATCGATTTTGCTTTCTTTAACATAACGAAAAATATTGTTAGCAACTCCAATTAAATTCTTAGCTTTATTGTCATCAATATAACTAATAACATTGACGGCCAATTTCTCTTTACACATTATTTTACTCCTTTAGAATCCAACACATCGTTAACGAAATTACGATTTACCTCACCCAACTCCAATAGTTGATCCAAATATTTACGTCCATAAGAACGTTGGCTCTCTGTGATTTTACCCTTAGATACATTCATAGCAGCTAAGCGGCTGTAATCGAAGATATCGGTGTTTGGTTCAAGGATTTGTTTGCAGTAAATAGCTGGGAAGATGATTTTGTTACCATCTACAATATTCAATTGTGTGATTACTGAGATATCCCAACCGAAATAGTAGTCCTTAGTGGCAACTTTCTTACCAGCCATACGACGAATATCGGCAACACTGATTGTGCCACCGTATTTAAGGAGGTCTAGGAATGTTTGGAGGGTCAATTCAAGCTGATCTTCAACTGTTGACCCATAAGAACCTGGGTTGATTGTGTTGATGAATTCTGCTTGGTCTTTGAAATGGTTCTTTTCAATAGTCGGAATACGTGTAATATCAAGTTTCATTGTTTGCAATCCTTTCTGCGCAACGATTTAAAATTAGATCCTCCATAAGAATTAGTTCTTTAGGAGTGTAGATTATCTCGGATTTAGTCTTGGAATAAATACCGAAATGTGAGTTGTAGTCAATATCACTTACATCTGGCCAATTATATTGACCGTATAAGCGAGAATTAAATAGTTCGTCAGTGATTTGACTGTGTGGAGGGATTTTGTATCCCGTCACGAATGGAATATTGTATCCATGCTGAGGTACAAAGCAATTATCAACCTTAGAATGCTGCAAACGGATTGAGAGGAAATAACCCTTACTCAATCCATCAGCCATGTAGTTATCAAATTTCAGTTGGTCATTACGAATGTCCTGTAGAAATCTAACAAGGCCCGCAGCTTCTGAGAAAATGAGCATACGCAAATCGCGATTACGCTCAGATAGTAGTAGGTATGGAAATGGGATCTGGAATACGCTGCCTGGGAAATAACCGATCAACACATTACAATACCCAGGGATATAGATATTGACACCTGGATTATTCCGAATTCGGTGCAAAATCCCACCCCGGGCAATTTTTGATAAATCGATTTCTAAGTCGAATGGCTTGAAATACGAACACTCATTCAGCATCTCTGCCAAATACTCTGATCTGTATTCACGCGCAGCAGCATAGTCAGGCTCCTTCCCAAATGGAAATAAGATACCTGGATTAGTGATCATAGCAGCCTCCCTTGCGGAACCGCTCGATATCGATAAATAATCCTTGGTTGTCTGGATGGTCAACGCCATACAATTGGTCACCGAATGTCACGAGAGTTCCTTTAGAACCATCATAACCTCTGTCTACAGGGATCATAGGATAGATATCGCAGTTAGCATTAGTCCAAGCCACAAGAGTAGCTGGGTTATGAGCCAACCCATCAATAACAGTACCAGGATTTCCATTAGTACGCATAATACAAATAAGTGGTACAGCGATTGTGTCACATTTAACTGTGAAGAATCGTAGGTTCTGAGATAGAGTTGTCTTCTCCATGATATACCCGGAGTCGTTAATTAAGAAACGATATCCAGGGATATCAACAGCTCGTTCATTACCAACAGTATAATTAGTTACCCCGTATTTGTTCGAGTCGAATATAGTCTTAGACGGATCAACTTTGAAGTCAGATGGGATAACATCAGCCCAGTATTTACCACGGACATTCCATTGGTTTAGGATAAGTTGGTTCTTCCAGATGAAATTAATACAATCTTTACGTAGGTCTTTAGACCAATTATATCCCTTGCGGACGTACCACATAGAGAATTTGAGACGAACGCGAGCAAATGCCCGCGCTATCCCACTAGCAATTGCTTGTAAGATATCATCAGTCTTCATTATCTTCCTCCTCGTCTTTGTAAGGGATTGTGAATTCTGGGTCGAGTCGTTCTTCCATGATTTCGTAAATACATACGTTCATTTCGTTATAGAGTGCTTCACATTCGTTGTATTGGTCGAGGTCAATATGGAATAGGCCATAAGTGTCGTCAGCATTTGGACGATGTGCACGGTCATGCTCAATAAATGAGATGAGAGTGTCGTGGATAACTGGGTCAATATCAGATTCGTAGTCAAGACCAATAGTCTCAATCAACCAACCAGCGACTTGTTCAGTAGATACACGATATAGTGCGTCTGCTATAATTTGAGAATACTCTAGAAGAGCTTCAGCAACAGACGCCCAGTCACTATTAGGCGTTCCGAAACCGAAATGTTCGGTACGGCGCTGAACAATATCCTCACGACGTCCCCAATCACCAACCTTAGACTTAAGAGGGTTGAATTCCCAGGAGAACAAGGCAATAAGATCACGACGTAATTGTTCGTCTTGGATATCATAACGGTCGAGGACGAGTGCCTTGTAATAATCAAACGCTTCTGTCGAATGTTTTTCATAAATGATGCGATCATGTTCCATATCAGCTCCTTTTAATGCTCGAATTTGGCTGCCCATGTCCTCAACACTCTCTATGATATCGCGGACAGGACGTTCTTTTTCACGGTAGTTATATAGACGAGTCTTACCTTGAGGTAATTTCTGAACAAAGTCGTATAGAATTCCGTCTTTGCTCATCTCTTGAATACATTCCTCAGTGAGTGGATCGTATTCTGCGCCGAAATTACGTTCGTATGGCGTCAACTCACGACGAATAAATCCGTCTTCAGTCTTGAACCAATCGTGCCTATCATCAACTGGAAGGCCTTCGAGCTCGCGAATATGGCGTTCATTCTCAATTTCACGCGCCTCACGCTCAGCGATTTCTTCCTCAATCTTTTTAGCTTCGGCTTCTGCAACTAACTCTTCGTAAGATAAGCCCTCTGCTTCCAAAGCTTCTTCTTCCTTCCACCATTTATAGATGCGGTAGGCACCATAAGAGATGCCCGCCACACCAGCCAAACTCAAAATAACTTTAACCGATGCTTTCATTATATGATTCCTCCTAATATTAAGCTAATTGTTTGCGGCCTGGGATAATATCACGCAGGTTTGTAGTAGAATACAAGTTACGAGGCGTTTGCCAGCGTACATAGATTTGTGGTTCATGCTCTTGTTTGTCTTCGTTCCATACTTCATGAGTATCCCATTCTAGATAGAATCCATCAGTATCTGTCCAACCAAATGGGAGAGCTGCTTTAGGCACTTCAAATCCGAGTGCATCCAACACTTCAGCAAATGTCAACATACCACCGCCAGATTGAGTGTTGATCTTTTGAGTTAACATGTTGTCCACTTCTTTAACCCAAGCTTCGTTGTAGTCTGGATCATCAGATGCATAGTGGCGAGAGTATTTGAACCAGCGTCCATAGAAATCCCCTTCCTTAGGAACGATAGATTCTACTTCAACTTCTTTTCCGTCGATTTCAACTTTCTTAGTTTCAACCGGCGCGTCAATTTTCTTGAATGTTTCTTCGTCTAACACTTCTTTAGCACGTAGACGGTAGCGAGCGTGTTCTTCTGTGACCATTGTGAGAGCAGCAGATACGGCTTTAAGACGGTTTGTTTGGATGGCAAAGCCCAATCCAATAGCAGCAGTAGATGCGACAGCAATAGCAACTGGTACAGCAACATCTTTAGTTACGTCTTTGATTACATCCATACGAGTGTATTCAACGTTTTGCGCATCGAGTTCTTCGTATTTAGCTTTGGTAGCTTCAAGCTTTTTGCCTGATTGGATACCTTTATATACGGCAACGCCATATCCAACAAGTCCAGTAGTCACTAATGCGACTGGAGCGTACTTCTTAGCAAGAATTTTAGATACAGTATATGAGTGTTTTGCAGCAGATTTAATAGATTTCATGTTTGGTAATTTCATTTTAGTTTCTCCTTTGTGTCTTACTTAGCATCACGGTTATATGTGATGTTCTCTTTAATCCAATCTTGTGTTTCTTTTTCGATTAAGAAACTGAACCCTGAACTATTTCCACTTGAGAAATGACTTTGGGCTTTGCAGGTTGCGTTGTTACGGATATAGTCCGTGTGAGTAAATGTGAGATCCCAATCTGGACCGTAGAAATTAACGGTTACACTTGTGACATCAGCGAATAACAATGGTCGCTGTTCACCCTTGGGATAGATTCGAAGCTTCATATAGTTCCTCCATGGTTTTATCTATAGCCTGTTCAACGGCTAAGTCTTTAATTGAAAATTTGAATGCTGGGACATCGAAATATGGCATGATTAGAAATCCCTGAGAACGTCTGAATATGTATGTGATGTTCTCATAGTCAACCATATATACTTGTCCGTCTTTTGAAGTGGTAATATCATCAATATCTCTTAGAGTATCAACGTATGCACCATCCAGCATAACAATAGCATTTAATTTAGTTTCGTTTATATGTTTCATAGACCTGCTCCAATACTAAATAACAGATACTGAATTGGTATAAGAAGAATATAAATGCCGTAATCCAAAACCACAACATAATATCCAATACCCAAAACCAGTATAGCAGATATAGCAACCCTACAGTCGCTATAATAGTTGGTAGCGTGAGAAGTAAGGCCTTAATCACTTTGGTCATCTGTCTTTCCCTACCCATAATATAGCTAATATAATCCACCCAACCGGTGGTGTGCACAATAAAAACAAAGTTCCTAGACAACTTTTCATGACTAGCCTTCTTTCTGTTTGAATTTACATACGATGCAGTATTTAGTTCCCGCATCAACAGTACGAATATCGACATTTGATTTAATCCAGATATAGTTCTGGTCACGAATATCGAAACAGTCTTCTGGCAATTCCAGAAGTATCTTAAAATCACGTAGGGTCATCTCCTCAACGGTATCCATGTGAGCGACAATGCGCTTCACCTTACCTAAGTCTGAGGTTGTGATCCCTTGTGACATAATACGATTCCAACGATCACTCATCTTTTCTTAATTTCCTAATTCTTTGTATTTCGCCAAATTCGATAGCGATGAAAAATGAGGCTAGTAAGAATCCGCAGAACCATAATCCGCCGAATGATACTTGTAAGTACACGTAACCTTCGGTTAGGCAAATGCCTCCATACATTAAAGCACCATATAGTATCCATATAGTAACCAATAAAATAATGTTTACAATAGGATTGAAATACGGTTCTAATTTATTCATCTTACACCTCCACTGGGATTGGGAATTGTATTTTGAATCCGCCTCCACGGGCCGCCACAATACGGGCCCCATCCAACCCATTAGAACCTCCAAGAGTCGTCCAACCATATGCCTGATCAGTAAATGCTGCTGGCTGGTCAGATAACTCGTAGAAGTCACCGACAGTAACCACCCCATATTGGTCAAGGTTCGCCAGAAGAATATTAAATACTTCCTGAGCATCTTGACGAGTCTCGAAGACAATATCATTAACTACATTAGAAGCCCTGTTGTTACGCTTAGCGAAATTCTTAGTGTAGTCGTTTCGTCCATTAGAACGATATGTATCCATGCGGGTTACGTTGCTAGGACGTCCCCAGAACGATCCACTATTACCTCTACGGTGAATATAGTCATCACCAAAGATAGCACGCTGTACGGCTGTGACCAATACATCAGCAACTGTGTTTTGTACAGACGGCACAATTACCTCTTGTACTAAATGAGTAGCTGCGCCACGGAATCCTTCTTCACCAAATAGGATATGACTAAACCATTTACCAACGCCAGGCTTCTCGATTCGTCCTTTGGCTACCGCCGTAATATGCTTTTCTTCTAATTCACCCTCAGCAATTTGGGTTGTTTTTAGTTTTACTTTATCGTAAGATGTTTTGGTCATCTAAATCCTCTCACTTTCTATCGTAGCAATCCACTGTGCGTCTTCGGGATTCATACGTTTCTCTATTCCAGACAAAGCGTAATAACGCTCTCCACGATATGACATCACATCTCTATATACATTTAGTTCTGTAGCCAAATCAGCTAGTGCAATATCTCGAGGCCCGTCTAGCAATAAGAAAAATGTATACCGATTTCTACCATGGTTGTGTACTTTAACAACATCATAGTCATCTAAAATTACTGCCATAAGTTATTCTTTACTAGTTTTTCCGGCTGTATACCCCCATAAGTACATAGCAATCGTCTGTAAAGCTCCTGTTAAACACACAGCCAATCGTGGGTCGGCGTTAAAGAAATAAACAAACGTAGTATATAGTGCAGCGCTAAATAACGCTCCGATAAAGCACATGCATACAGCGCCAATAAATGTTTTCACTAGTAGTTCTCCTTTCTAAATTCAAAAAAAAAGAATACGAGATGTAATATCCCGTATTCTCTTAAACGATTTTATTCGTTGTCATATGAAATGCCTTCAAATTCACCTTCAACAACATCTTCTTCAGTATTGGATTTCTTCACATATCCGTATGCGAGTCCACCAAGAATAATCAATCCGGTTGTGATCAGAGCTTTCTTAAACACAGGACGGTATTTACGAACAATTTTTTCACCTTTTTTAAAGATGGTTTCTTTTTGTTCGACAACATCGACCTTAGTTTCAGGTTGCCCTTCAACAACTTCTTTAACTTCTTCTTGGACGTTCTCAACAACTTCAGTTGCTTCGTCCTTAACTTCTTCGATTTTGTTTGAAACAGTTTCTTTTGACATTTTATAGTCCTCCTTTTTTATTTCGTTTCATTATAGTGCGTGTAATTCCTGCGGATTATTAAAACTTTTGAGGTATTCGATATGTTCCGCAATCAAATCTGGATTAGCCATCAGTGTACATACGTCAGATACAATAGAAGGTCCGTTTTCTTCTATGAAGATTTGGGAAATTTCTTTTAGATCGTTCTGAACATTATTCCCAAGTTCAATTTGATGATAGTTTATCATCAAATATGACACCACAGACTTCTCAATTGGATCTAGATTTGCGTATTTGTAATCATATGCCATAGATTTAAATAAAGCAATGATACCGAATGTCTCACTATCTTTTGCCATATCCGGAGTCTTTAACCAACTTTGCATTATTTAGTTTCCTTTCGTTTGATAGCTACCGCAGCAGATGCCAAGAACACACCAGTAGTAATGAGGGCAAGCTCTAGGCTAGATCCAGTATTTGGCAAAGTATGAGTTTCAACTTGTTTGGTTGCTTCAATTACTTTGGCCGGGATATTGCGCACAACAGGTTTCTTTTCTTCGTATTTACGAATTACAACTTGCTTAGGTGCAGGTGGTGTTTGAGGTTTAGGAGTTTCCTTAGGCTTATCTTCTGGCTTCTTAGGATCCTCTTTAGGCTTATCTTCTGGCTTCTTAGGATCCTCTTTAGGTTCCTCTTTAGGAGTTTCTTCTTTAGGTTTAGGTTCCTCTTTAGGCTTATCTTCTGGCTTCTTAGGATCTTCTTTAGGATCTTCTTTAGGCTTATCTTCTGGCTTCTTAGGATCTTCTTTAGGATCTTCTTTAGGATCTTCTTTAGGAGTTTCTTCCTTAGGTTTAGGATCTTCTTTTGGTTTTTCCTCTGGCTTCTTATCCTCTACCTTAGGTTTGTTTTCTCCATCTGCCTTACCGCTGCCGGTTACAAATTGATAAGGTACATCACGATATTGTGAATTGAAGTTGTCAGCACTAAGAACCACGCTATTCAAATAACGCTCAGCTTGTTTGATAACCTTTGTACGATAGCTAATATACAACTGATCCGAGAGTTTATCTGCAGACCAAGTGAAACCATTAGTATGGAATACAGGAGCAATCTTAGTTGCTTCAGATTCTTTTTCTTTCCAAGGGTTATTTGATTCAACAGACACCATTTTGAACGAATCCTTAACATATTCTTGGTTTTCGTCCCAAGTATCAGCAACTTTGACATTGACTAGGTCTTTCTTGGCGTAGTTAACACGCATTGCCCATACGATTTCGCCTGGGTGTTCGGCGTCCTCGCCTCCCCATTTCATAAGAGTTTCATCTTTACCGATAACACCAGTTTTACCAGTAGTAGTTTCAACCTTACGACCGTTGAAATCAAGGGCAACTTGTTGATTCTCAGCAACCTTTTCGACATTCCATTGAGTTTTGATATCAAGAGAGAATGTTTTATTTAGAGGGTGCGATTCAAAGTAGTCATTGAACACAGTTGTAACTTCGTTATTATCTTTGTTCGCAGTGGCTGTACCAACTTCTGTTCCCTCGTTATTGTTAACTGGGAATGTGTAGTTATTTACCAATTTAAGCTCTTGCGGCAATCCAACAGTGATACTGTCTCCTTTATTGATTGAAATATCATCTGGGATTTGGATATCATTAACTTTGACATCTACATCAGCGTAAATAGTATCATCAGATGTTGTTACTTCAACTGAAGGATTTTGCACTGTGATATTAGTATCTTGTTTGGTGACAACAGTATCGGCTTCGTTAGCTAATACGCTTGGTGCTGTCAAAAGGGCAAGTGCGATAGTTCCTGTAAATACGATTGCTTTTTTATTCATTTCTCTATTCTCCTAATTTTCTTAGTATTCTGCATCTGCATCATCACGTACGAGGTGTAAAACTACATTACTACCCTCGATCTCAACCTCCAACTCACGGTCACATGCCATGAATTGTGTAGCGATATCATTCATATCGCCATCCGACAAAATAAAGTTTACATGCTGTTTCACAACGAGCATAACCTCCTATAGTAAATAATTCTCATCGACAGCTGAGCGTATCCACGTCAGCGTGTCAAATCCCTCGTCCACACGACCATATATTGTATCAAGAATGTCGAGGAAATAATTGACTTTTTGTTTGTCGATTTCGTGTCCTTTGTATTTCTTGAAGGGCTCAAAATATATAGTCTCGCCGATAACACTTTCCATCTCGTCGTAATAGAATCCCTCGGCTAAAGATACTATCATTTCATCAACGAGACTTCTAACAACATTCCAAAGCATCAAGTCGATATCCAATTGCTTGAGATTCTTAGGTAACATTAAGAGTCCGAATATGTATTTACGATAGTCAGACTCAAATTTAAACGTTTGCCAATTTGTAATAAGACGATCAATATACCAATCGTCCACATAAAACATCTCTTTTAACGGTAAGTTGACTATGCTATCTCGAATATACGCAAAGAATTCGTCCTTAGTCAATATGGGGATAGATTTTGCGATATAACTCGGTTCAAGACTCTTCGTCATAATTGCTTAACACCTCTTCGAAATACTTTTCGAATTCTTCCCTAAGTTCTTTTGTATTCTTATACACTCGCCGACCATCTTGAGTGTCCTCTAGTCGATCCAGAACATCATTTGTTAGAGCGTAAATAAGCTCATATTGTTCCTTCTCGACATCAGCATACCCAAATACAGATTTGTAATACGATGTATCGAGCATAGTCATAAGAATATTGTCCACAATCCGTTTAGCAATACGCAAATAATATAGATCCATGTCTAAGACGTACATCTCTTTAGGAATTGTCATGATGAATTGAAAGTAATGCTTGTAGTCTTCCTGGGCAGGGCTAATTCCCGTATCGGGGTCAACTGCAAGCCACGCTTCAATACCTTTGTCAATATACGACGCAGGCACAAGAAGCATCTCATCTAACGGCATAGCTCGTACCATTGATACAACTGTATCTTTGAATTCGCTAGACCGTTTCACAATAGGTGATACCATTATTTAACCTCCTTTCCAAAATACTCCTTCAGTGTCTTGAACGGTGAGTCGCTATGCAGCTCCGTCAAGTAAATAGTGAAGTGCCAAATATTGTTTGTCCTATTCATCCAAAGATCCGTGATACCGATAATAAGAACCTCTTCAGCGAGATTCGTATCGTCCATAATAAGACCTGGGCGCATTGGGTAACACTTATCCATCATAAATTTATACGAGTCGTACGAATGACGAATAAGATTGTAGTTATCACTTGTGATTTCAATTTCGTCTCCGCGTTGAGACAATTTAAACATTGGTTGTTTTCTATCCATACTCTAACCTCCAGGATATAACACTTTTCTGTTGATGTTGTTTATAACATCTCGTTGATAGTCAATTTGGATTTGTTGAATTTCAACTGTACGCTCTAATTTTGTTACATGATCTTCTATTGTGGTTACTAAAAAGAACAATAGAATGAACAAAACAAATAGTAATATACTTAAAACCTTAACCCACGCATCATCTTTAAACATCACTCACCTCCAAAAAAGAAAGGGAATTGTTTAAATTCCCTTATTAACGTTTGCGGAATAAAGCCCCAGCCGTCATGTTCCATAACTTGCTGGTAATAATTCCAGTTTGCTCATAGCTGAGTACAGCAATACCCGCGACTCCGGCAGTGATCGTATTGAAAATGTCAATCGGTTTCACCTTATGTTTGATTTCTTCATTCTTCAAAGCAATTAGGCGTGCCAATCGAGTTTCCAAAACTTTCGCTGCTTCTTCGTCCTCGGCTAAAGCCAGTTCAACTTTAGTTTTCTCAATTTCTCCAGTCAAGCCATCGAATGCGATAGCGTAAGCTAAATTATCCACATCATTAAAATGTTTATTCATAATAAATTACCTTCCTTTCACTATGAGCCTTGTTTTTTCTGCGAGCTATTTAAGTAAGAGTTAGCTAGATGCTTCTCAAATCCATACCAATCGTGGACTATAGAATGATTGATTGGAAATACCTTTTTGGCTCCATAGAAATTAATACAACATCTTGAATACATTCTATAATTTCGTTTGAGGAATCCACCATCACATCCAACCAAGCACTTATTTGCAATGAACCAATCCATATCATATAGACGATCTTTTCTATCCGAGTCTAAATATAGAATGTTTCCGTGTTCTGTTGTATACAAATCAACAATGAAATATATACCATATCCCAAAGCGTGCCATGTACTAACATAGAATTTAATACCTTTAACTAGTATATACTCAGAGGATTGAGGGGTGTCCCATAGTTCATCATAAAATGGAATGTGTTCGCTCTTAACTAAAAGAAGAGTGTCGTCATTATCGCCTGTGTCTTCCGCAATATCGTTAAGCAATATAGACACGACTTTATCGCCAGTGTCTATAATATACCGAACAATACCAAACTCATCTAATTCACTCATTAGACTCCTCCTGTTCTCCTGACATTTGATCGATAGCTTTTTCGATTTCAGATATAACGAATTCTTCGGTGTTTTCAGCATCACCATCTTTTGCATGGTTACAGTCGAAGCCAATAACAAAAGTACCATATTCGCCGTTTTCTGCAAATGTGAATCCGCCATGAACTTCGATAAATTCTGAAATATCGTCATACCCGTATCCATTAAGCATATGACCTTTAGGAAGAACAATATAGCCGCATAGCCACCATTTCCTAGAGCTTAAGTCGTAACCAACTAATCCATTGGTTTGCTCAATAACAGAAAGTCCTTTGTCAGTATATGAGATTTTCTTGATAAGACATTTATAACCTTTGTATTTGAATTCTTTGATCGTCTCAATATTCATCATAGCCATACTTAAACCTCCTATTTACCATTCAACAGTTTCTCAAAAGAATCAAATTGTCCTTCTTTGATGACATCGTTCAATTCCTTATTCGAACGATTTAGGGCTCGTCGTCCAAGATAATATACTGCAAGTCCACCAGCAGCAAATAAGATACCTTGGATTGCTTCGTCCATTTGACCATACTCCTTGCCGTCGTTCAACCCTTTTTCATAAATAGCGTTAAGCTCGGCATCACCAAAATCCACTTTTTCCAATTTGTTTACTTTACTAAATAGTCCCATTTCTATACCTCGGTTCCTAAATATAATCCTTCAATCTTAATAACACGTGACCATGGTGTATAACGATTTATTGAAATACTACTAACTGCCACGTCTTTGACAATATGACCAACTAAATAAGCCCTGGATAAGTCGTTTATACAAGGCTTATTCCTTCCGCTAAGATAAATAGCGTTGAACAATTCTTGAGCGAGTTCCTCGCTAATATTTGCTTCCATAACAAACTCAGGAATCTCGTTACATGCAATTGTGTGTTTAATAGTAATATAAGGGTCGCGTAGCAAAACAGATACTACGCGTTCGTCCCCTTTAGTAGTGTAAATTAGTCTTCTAATTCTCTTTCTTCTCATTACCAAACTGCTCCTCAAACGCCTTAATTACAAATTCGTCCATTGTTTTGTCAGAAAACATATCGTCACAAATATCTTTGTATTGACGCTCAGCGCGTTTCTTAAGTTTACGTTGTAATAGGAATGATGCTCCGGTTGCCAGCGCGAAATAGATTGTGGCTTTGCGAATGCCATTAGCGGCTTCCGCCGTATTTTTCTGGTTTTTAATAGCTTTACCGTATGTTTTGTCAACATACTCATCGAAGTCTTTTCCTAACTCCACAACCTTTTGTTTACCGTCAGTAATATCGGTAACAACACTAATAGATTTAACTTCTTCGTTAAATAATTTCTCAAATGACATACTATAATCCTCCAATAAATAAAAATGTTAAAGCTATTTGATAGCTCCAAACCACGCATAACAAACTCGTACCTAATGTAATTGTATTATGGATTATGAAAAAATATTAAAAAGGTAGGAAGAATTTGGTTACTGCGTATAATGTGGTTTAACATTACATGACAATAAATTTGTATTTTGTAAAAGTAAAGTTGAAATAAAAAATATTAAAAAGGAGATCACATTTTATACAAATTATGTTATGCGCAGTTCGGAACTATCAAATATATCGATAGTTGAATAGACCCGCTAAAAGCTACATACAGATGATAGTATCAGTGTAGAGGCTTTCCTTTCGTAAATTTCCGTAAGTAGCTTGTTACACGGGACAAGGTGTATGTAAATAGTAGATTAAATAAAATTTTTCTTATGTCCCTCAATGTGCAGCTCTTAACGGGCCTATAGTATTTTAGAAGAAATCTTCTAATTGGTTTTCTGGTAGTCCGCGGAAATGTTTTACATAAGTAACCAGATCATTCTTAGTAAACATCTTGTTGACAGTAGCATCCGCTACACGGTTATCGTATGAGCATAAAGCGCATTCTGATTCTTTAGGGCCAATACCCAAATCCAATACAACAAACGACACGAAATATTTGTCGTTGATACCATAAATCCATTGGTCACGGTATTTGTCATGAATACGGTGATATGGATCTTTACGATCTATCTGCGTCGGTCTAGTGTGATACCTTATCGTCAATTTTACCATCCTCCAAGTCAATCATTTTGTTTTCCAGATCGTCGAAATCTTTATTCAATCGATCAATAGTTCGTTCAAGTCTTTCCATGCGCTCTTCTTCAATTTGGTGCTCATGCAAAGTTTGTGGGATCAAATATGTTAGCGCTAGGACAACACAGATACCCAGCGTAATCATTGACACATTATAACCTTTGTTGTGTTCATTTTTCATTCTTAGCTTTTTCCACCTCGTATTTCATTTTGTAGTATTCAGCAGCTTTGTCCCGTGTTTCCCAACGCTTCTTATACATCTCGATCTGCTGGTCTCGAGATTCGACCTTACGCTCGTATCGATAAGTGAACGCAAACAGTATGCCTAGAAAGCATAACCATGTAAGTAGCTTAGTCGCATACTCGATTGTCTTATCTTTCTTACGCATGTCCTCAATAATTAACTCAATTGAAAAATTATCCATTTAATCCTCCTTGGCAAAAAGAAAAGATGTTAGTTAATCTAACATCTAATATCCTTCGTTCTTTAATTTACGTAGAACTTTCTGTACAACATCTAGCCGCTCACGATGTGGCCCTTCATCTGCTGACACATATCCTTGTTTAACAAGCTTATCAATATGAGCTTCCTCCAACACGGCATAACCAGCCAAGCAGTAAAATCCAATAAATCGTAATGCTTTCCGTAACATAATAGTTACCTCCTTTAAATTATTTCTTCATTATATGACTTGTAATTTCTGCGGAGGCATACCTTCCCAGCAGTCCTCTAAAGAAGCTCCTGTAGGAACGGATAACAATTTATACTTCTTGCGAATATCGTTGATCTTTCTATAGATCTCGCGAATCCGCCATCTTGACCAATCGTTTGGTCTAAATGTCCATCGTATACCGGCCCATTGTGATTGATCACCGCCAATTGTCCTATAGTAAATATCGGTACTCTCAACTAACAAGTAAATCATGTCCATGTCACTTAAGTTTTCATATTTTTGAATTGCCATTCTCTGTTCTCCTTTTCTCTTTTGACAAAAATAAAAGCTGAGTGTAAACCCAACTTTTATTCTTCTGAATCTTTATTTAAGATGCATGCTAACAATACCAATCCTGTATAGATCATTCCGTTTATAACAACTGTGTTAACAGCCCCTTGGCCAATCGCTTTCCAAATTTTCTTAGAAAATTTTTCTTGGTCTTTAACCTCAAGTACTGTATCCTCGTAATTGTATAAACCAAATACTCCTTTGTTGATTTCCATGTTAAAATCCTCCTTTAAATTATTTCTTCATTATAGAGTATGTAATTTCTGCGGAGTTAATATACCTTGGCAATATCGTATAAGCGATCTTCTCCAAAATATACTCCCTTGTCATTAATACTCAAACAAGGAAGATCTTCTACCGGTGTATTGTCATCTAACAAATCACCAATAGTATCAACAAATGCTCTCACAGCCATCGTTAGATTAGGCGCATCACGTTTATTGATCCATGCCGTACGAGCTGTAAGTCCTGCATGAGGATTTGCTGTGTGGATATATAGTCCATCGAAATATGACTTGTCAGGATCTACATTACCATGCACAACAATATTCTCATCGTTGACCTGCATATTAATATACAACTCGACAACATCGAGTTTTGGTTTGTATGAGCCGCGAATAAACTTGTATTTAATTGAGTATACTTTCGGCACACGTTTGACTTCACCTCGTGGTTTTCTACGAGGACTTTTCTTTCTAGTCTTGCTTACTGCCATGACTACCTCCTTAATATGAAATTCAAAAAAAAATAGGCTATAAATTTAACCATCCGGAATCGAACCGGCATTTACAGCTTCCTCTCGCGGTACCTATTTTCTATATGATGAAGGTGTGCGTGAATTCGAATCCGCGACCTTCCAGATCTCTCTGGCTGCTCTACCCCAACCGAGCTAAGCACCTTCTTCATTATAGTGTATGTAATTTCTGCGGACAAAAAGAAAGAGGGAATGAATCCCTCGATCAATCACAAGCTTTCGTAGAATTTGATAATTTCTTCAATTCCTTTGTTGAACTCTCTAACTTTGTCCCCCATATCATCGATCACCATTTCCATCATCTCTAAGTTGTGTTTGTCAAGTTTTTCGATTACCTCTTTTTTCAACTTAATATTCACGGAGACTAATTGTTCGTTAACCTTCCACAAACGTTTAGTTCCTTCAATTACCTCATCGCGCGAAATACATTCCAATAGCGGTTTGCTTTCTTTTACAAGTCGATCAAAGACATTACGTATATACTCTTTAATATGATCGTCGAATTCTGAATGATTCAACAACCAACATAAATGAGATTCAAACATGTCTCTGATTTCATTGTCGTCAAACATAAATGCTAGCGAAATCATGTTTCGTTGATTTAAATTAAATTCCTTTGTTGTGTTAGTCATAGTAATGACCCTCCTTTAATATTTCTTCATTATAGGGCATGTAGAAACTGCGAATTTAGGTTAAAAATCACTCCCGGGGAATTTTTAGAAAATGAAAAAAGAAGGGAGCCATGTAGACTCCGCTTCAATCCTATTTGCCTTTTCTGTTGAAATATTCCCGAGGGCTCATATTATAGTTGTTGTCATGATTAGAAATTTCTTTTTGTAACTTATTGTATTTATTTAAATACTTATTGATTTTCTTATCAGTCTTACCACCATTCTTTTGATAACGTTCCTGAGCTACTCGCCGTAACTCTTCGGCCTTGTTATACTTTTTAGCACCCTTTACTTTTTCTTTAAGACGCCATTTAGTATAACCGCCATTGTTGGTTCCGTCACCTTTGTGTTCTTTGTTAATATCCTTAACAATTCCCTTGGCTTGTTTCTTTAACTTTTTATATGACTCATGATTGGCTCTTAAGTCAGCATGACGACTTCTTACGCCCCATTTCATTCCTTTCTTCCCGTAGTGCTGAATAACACTTTGAGAATTATCAATCGCTGTATATGTCATAATTTACCAACCATATCCTCAGCGTCGTCTAGATAGTTGTCATCAATCCATTGAGCAGATTGAGGAGACCCAATCCGAGAATATCCGTCCACTTTCTCATAGACACGCACACGAGAACCTTTCTTGAATAGTTCTTTTTCTTCAGCACCAGCGAACGGTTGAGCTTCGACCCAGTAGTCCTCTGTGACTGTCGCTTCGTAATATGGTTGTTCACTCGATGGCAGATGCGTACCAACATTCAACTCATGCTCGAAGCTGCTTTCAGCCATCTCAAGTTGAGGAGGGTTAGGGACACGAGCTCCACCGTTGTAACGATAGAAGTAGAAATATGGTTGACCATTATAACCCCAGATTTCATCGTGGTTATTTCGAGTAATACCATTATATCCATAGTTACAGTGGATAATAGTTCCTTCTGAGTCTAGGAAAATACCTGTGTGACCAAATGCCCCAGCAGAATATCCTTTTTGACCCCAGATGAAAATATCACCAGCTTGTACGTCAGCTTCTTGGTTTTCAGCCAACAGTACCCAGCCATTTTGTAACAACCAGTCGTGCATTGTCTCAGTCGAGCAAGGCCAAGGTAGAGTGCTCATACCACCGGCTACACCAGCATAATACATTGATGATGAGCAGTCAAATGAGTCTGGGCCTGTACGACGTAACATGGAATATGTCACCCGTCCTTCACGAGCAATCATCCATGCGAGCATCAGTGCGGGATTTACTGTCATATTAAGTTCCTCCGTTAAATTTGTGGTTTAGTTCGCATTGAAGACATCTTGTCGACTTTGACCTTATGATCACGGAGTTTGCGATATCGTTCTTGACGTTTCGAAGCTAATGCTTTGATTTGTTTTCCATAAATACCTTCTTGGTATTTAGCAAGGTGTTTGTCAGAAACTTTACCTTTACCGTAAATACGTTCAAGAGTAGCTTTGTCACTAGCTTTGTTAAGTGCTTTACGTTGGTTCCAATAGGCAATATCTCTAGAGTCTTTGTCATCGTCACGAAGATCTTGACCCGATGCAAGGTCGTATGGATTATAATCTTGCATGTCCGCTTGGTCACGGTTTTTACGCCATTTCATACCTTTTTTACCATAGTGTTTGATTACGCTTTGTGAGTCGTCAATTGCTGTATATGCCATATTTAGTTTCCTCCAGTTTCTGTTGCTGCTTTCTTAAAGTCGTTCGGATTTAGGTGAACGACGTCTTGCCACTTTAAAATTTCTACGATACCGTTTTTATGATAATCTGAGAACAGTTTGTAGATATCTGTGGTATCTTTAGGAATTGTGAGTGGTTTATTCACAGTAACCATAGCAAAGTCACCTTCCCAACCCTCAGCTTCGTAATTCGGAATACGAAGTTTGATTTGAGATCCTGGGAAATATGATTCACCAAGTTCTCCTTCTTTAAGGTATTGGATAAGAGTTGCAAATTGGTTGTCGTAAATAAATGGAGAGCGCAAGTTAACGTCTAGCAAAGTAGACATCAAAGTGTGCTCATTACGATATTGAAGATCTTGAATAAGGTACTTACCAATCTCTTCGTCAGTTTGTTGCTTCATATCTTCCGTTAGGACATAAGGATATTCGTAGCGGAAATATGGATTGTTATCCACAACCGCTACCTTAGTCCCTTCTTCATCTTCGAAGCGTTCTAGTTTAAACATAAATTAACCTCGTTATCTAGTAATTTGGTCTGGCCACGGATCGTCCGTGATATACGTCATAGTTGTAAATCGAATATCTCCAATATCACGATCTGTTGGTACGTCATTCAGGAATTGCAAGCGCACTTGTCTAGAATCAGTCACACTGCCAACGTAGAATGTACCGTAAGGAACACCCTTATCGTTTGTCATATTTCCCAATTTAGATCCTGTAGGGATAAACCCGTCTTTAAGACCTCCTTGAGGAATGATCGTTACAAATTTGTTACGGTCTGATGGGTGATCTGCATATCCAGCAGCTCCTCTTCGTTTGATACCGAACCAACCCCAAGACAATCCACCCCAAGTGAGTTCGACAGTGGAGTTGACACGACGGAATGTCAATACCGCGCCATTTAGAGGAGAACCTGTCATCGGCATTTTAACCGCTCCAGTATCGCCATATAACACACGCCAACAATTTCGTGCTTGATTACGATCCGCATTCTTAGCATACATTTGAGTCTTGATCCATTTCAATGCGCCGTTCTTACGAAGTCGGTCGACATATACCGATCCGATTGGGATATCCTTAAGAGTTGTGATATTATCACCATCATATGGGTAATTATCACCAAATACAGTATCTACATCATTACCCGCAACGATAGTAGTACCACTACCAGACCCACCGTTTACTGCTTTTATAGCCTCGGTCATCCGTGACGTAGTAACAAATGGGTCTCCACCATTACGAAGTTTGTCGTCGACCACAGCATCAATACCAAGAGCCAAGTGTTGGTTCTTGATATTTGTTGTCATTTGGGTTAGAAGATTTTCGTATGTTGGGAAAATAGCGTATAAGTCATTGAGTTTCTTGTATTCTGATGGGATTTCTACTGTCGGAGCAGGTTTGTTCTCAAGAGTTGTAACCCGTCCATCAACGTCACTAACTTGTGATTGTAGACCAGTAACATCAGATTTAACCTGATTGAGCTCTGGCTTAGTCGCAAAGTTAGTAGTATCGATAGTTGGAGATTCTCCTGGAGGGCCGGCAGGACCTTGTGGTCCAACTGGACCTGGTTGTCCATCTTCACCTTTAGGGCCACGTTCGCCAGGTTCACCTTTATCCCCCTTAGGACCCGGAGGTCCAGGAGGGCCTTGGATACCTTGTTCACCTTGCGGTCCAGGAGTACCTGAGCCACCAACTCCTTGTTTTTTGATTTCTTCGATTTCTAAATTGGCAGTACCAACTCTGCCAGTTAGAGCTTCCAAACTTGATCGAAGTTGATTAACCTCAGAAATACTAGGACCTGGCGCTGGAAGTCTTAATACTACATTCGCGCCATTATATAAAGTTGCTCCACCATCAATATCATCGATCACTCGAAAGTCAACATCTTTAACAAATTCATCTAGTTTACCAGCAGTCTTGATATCTTCCCAGATAGTGGTAACATAAGAATCGTCCTTCTTAAGAATAGTTGTAATATCTTGAGAAGTAAGTTGATCCTTCAGTGTCTTCAGGATCGCCTCAGAAATACTAGCAGATAACTTCTGCTCAATACCTTCTAGTTTGGTGTTGATCCCAGCGATGTTCGATTCGTTAGTCTCGATCTTGGTAGTAAGTTCGGACTTAACCGTGTCAGCATATCCATGTGTATCCACCCCAGCAATCGCCCGTTGGACAATCGGATCGATAAATTCATTAGATTGGAGTTTCTCGTTAATTGTGGAGGTCACACTATCCACAATAGCTTGTTTCTCCTCTGTGAATTTAGAGTTAACCAAAGCTGTCAAATCTAATTTAAGCTGAGGAATGTCGACGGCATTAACAATCTCTGCTTTAATTTGCTCTGTCTTGGTGTTGAACTCACTAAGGATATTTGTCTTAATTGTATCCACGTCAATACCAGCAACTTTAGATTCGACGGCTTGAATCTTACTGTCCTGATTTTGCACGGATTTTGATTGTTCTTCTTGGATCTTATCGATCTTAGCTGTTACAGCCGTAAGAACATCATTCTGGATCTTATTGGTATCGATAGACTTGATCACACGATTGAGAATGTCATTCTTAAGAGCGACAGTGTCAATTTCAACCCCATCTTTATCCGATAGTCCAGTGTTAGCAATAACTTTGTCAATGACGCTTCGCAAGAAATCAGTATTAACTACATCGGATCCCACCTCGACGTAAATATCACCATTTGTATGGAAGTCACGGACAAATAAGTACTTATCTGCGCCAGTATAACCACGGTCAGCTCCGTCTTCGTCCTTTGGAGAATATACATCGAACTTGACAGTGATAGGTTCAGATAAGAATGACGATTTAGGGACAACGATTTTAGCGTAGCCCGTATAATTAATTAAATTATTAGGAATTTCAAGATTTAGGCACCCAGTAGTAGGTTCAAATTTAGCTTGAATTTCCTCAGAAGTATCATGTGATGTCCTAAACAAGACACCGGAGATAACCTCTGTATCCCCGGCACCCGGCTCGGCAAATTTGATACTTAAGCTGCGATCTGTACCGTCATCGACGATAGTCACAGGCGTATCTAAATATCGCATTTAAGCCTCCTTGTGTTATTGTGTAGGAGTGTTCTCCTTAGCGAATGGATATGACAAGGCAATTCCGTTTTGTCCGAAATATCCGTTTTCTTTGAATTCAGAAGCAGGTTGTCCAGCATATGTGAATTCACGGTTTGCTTGCACGATGACAAGTTTACCTTCGCCATCAACCTCAGTATGACTTGGGTCATTTACTGTGAAGATGTCTTGGGCTTTGATTTTCATGCCATCTGTAGCAGCAGGGAGTTGTTCTGCAAATTGTTTGTAGACAACACCGTATTTAACACCATCGCTCATTACAGAATTGAGAATAACTGTATGAGTCAGTTTGTTGATCTTTTCAATGGCTTCTGCGTTACTGTTGGATTTCGTATTCGCATTGTCAATCTCCTTAACAATTTCTTGTTGCGCAAACTCTGAGAAATTCGTGTAGAATTCCTGACGTTTGATTTGCTTCAACAGATCATCATGGTCTTTCGATGTTTGGTCACCGTTTAAGATGTAGTCCATGACAGCAAAATATGGATTATCTTGCTTGATGGACACAACTGTGCCAATGACAGCTCCATCAGAACCATAACGAGGATATACGTTTGTTACTTTGTATTCGCCATAAATACCCATTATTTATTTTCCTCCGTAGCATGTGGATCTGGTTCACCTTCTAGTTTACGCAGATCTTCTGTGAGTTGATTGTTTTCATCAACAAGTTTTTGGTTTTCTTTTCTAAGTTGCTCATTTTCTTCAAACAAAGCTTTACCCTTAGAAATATAGAATTCCGCTTGAGCTTTAAGCATAGCGTTGTTTTTCATAGCATCCGATAATACAAGAGATAACTCTTCGAATGATTCTTTATATAGTTGTTCGTCGTTCATTTATTCTCCTATTTAAAATGGTATTTATTTAGCACATCACCGATATGTTTTTGAATGGCTTTACTTTTAAGATCCCATCCATATGATCTAATAACACCGAAGCATGTCAATAAATCCCATAGATAACCACCAGCATTAAGTCCACCAGTTCCTAAATAAAGATTCTTTGTATAGACTCCTTCAAAAAGCTTATCGCCACGACCTAGATAATGTTTTATACTTCTTTCATTCATAGGCATAAAAAATGACATTCCATCTTGAGTATTATTATGTAAAACCCACGGACTACGATATTCTCCATTGGAATAAAAGTGTATACGGTCAGACACAATCTCGAAAGCTGATTCTTTATAGCCTTTACCTTGTCCTGAATAAATTCTTAGTCCAGAAAAGGTTGCGTTCTCAGTGCTTTCCGTTTTATCATGGTTTGTGCCTAGAACAATCTGAGCAGCATTACTATCTCTAAATCGTTCAGCAATAAAACCACTTTTTGTCATCTTAAGAAATTGCGAGGAGTTTGTGTCATCGATTCTTCGAATAGTTCCTGTATTAGAATATAAATTAAGGGCGCCGCTCTCGAGATCAAATACTGTTAAATCATTTAACGACCTAAGTTCACCGCCTCGAAGTCGAGAGGCGCTCATAGTCCCAGTGACAATATTACTTGCATCCATATTAACAATCTTGACTTGCCAAGCATTAATCGTACCAGCAGTAATCTTACTAGCATTCAAATCCTCAATCCAACTCTCTTTGATAAATGCTGTGCCGTTAGCAATAACATCACCATCAAGAACAATGCTTTTACCTTTGAGTCGTACGCCAGAAGTATCAGCATTAATCGAAGTGATTACATCTTTAGGGCCGGATAGGCTTAATGCCCAAGCATCGTTCTTTTGAGATATGATAGTTGAGGATACACCACCAGATGGTTTGTACCGTCCAACAGTTTCTCCACGTACCAACATAATCTCCTTAATACCAATTCGACCTTCACCAGTTAATTTGATTCGGAATGAGAATCGTCCGTTATATCCATTGACATTATCGAATATATGCTGACCAACTACATCGAATGTATCTTTGGTATAGGTTTGGTATTGATAGCCAGGTTGTGCTGTCAGTCCTTTAGTATATACCGGCGTTCCGTTGTTATCGATGATTTGCAATTCGACATTCATATCTTTATTGCCTCGATAAACTCCGGTTGCATCCATGTGGTATTTACAATAGAAAGTATACTTATCACCATCTTCCATTTTGTCTATAACCAGAGGTAATGACACAAATGCGGAATTGTTTGAATATGTTCCATCGTAACTGCCTTTAGAAAAATAGAAATACTCGGCACTTCCGTAATTTCCAGGTCTGGTAGATGTCGTGTATCCATCAACTCCGTTAGTGAAGTTACTTAATTTTGCGGATAAGAATGTGTCCGTATCGACAATCAAGTTATCGGTTGATTGTGACGCATTGGTGATAACTGTTTTGATCTCATCACTTGACTGGATTAACTGGGAAATAGACGTGGTGATCCCGTTTTGAGTTGTACCGAGAGTACGTTTGTAAATATCAACGGTCTGTAGGACTTCTTGGAATTTCTCACTCGAATCGAGGTCAATATCCTCATATGCCGGAGCATAATCCGTCCATAAGTCTCCATCCCACATCATCGCATCTTTAATATCAACCGCGACAACAGTACCAGCAGCTTTATTACCGGCATCAACACGGAATCGGATTTGCATACCGTTATTAAGAGAATTCTCTGAGATATTAAACCAACCAATTTTGGTTTTGTATGTATCTGACGTAGAGACATCCCATTCGTCTTTGTTGTATTCTCGTGGTAATCCAAATGGGTTAGATCCATTAATCCATTGCAAATAACCGCCACCACTATAAACTTCAGGAGAAACCCGCATGGATGTGATACCAGGAGTGGTCGTACGAGTCTTGAATTGGATATTCATACGGTCACCGACTTTATACCCACGTTCTTTTAGGGTCTTTTTGTCGATAAACCAATATCCACTAATTACATCCCAGGCATTATTATCTTGTGGGTTTTTAAGTGGTCCATTGAAATTGATTTCTTCCTTAGTCTTAGTGAGTAAGTTTCGACTACCGTATTTCTTAGGAATTTTCTGGTCAATAACCGATGTTAATTCCGTCTTGATTCGACCGGCTTCCTGAGTAACCCGAGTTGCAATATCAGAAGTTCTAGCATAATCAACTAGTCTGGTGTTGATTTGGGTTTGGATTTTACCATCCACTTGACTGAATTGGGTGTCGGTGTATTGTTTGGCATTAGATATAGCACTAGGTATAGCATTGCTTGATAAATTCGCAATACCAATTTGAGCGGCCTCGTTAACCGAGTTGATCTGAGATCTTAGTCCGTTCTCAGATTGAGTGATAGCTGAGGATACAGCGGAAGTGATCTTACCATCCACATCTCGAGTAACCTTGTCGACCGAAGTCTTGATACCGTCGATCTTAGCAGTTAAGTTTGTCTCAACAGCAGTAACTTTCCCACTGACTGTATCCAAATCCGTACGAGATACCTTAGCAGAAATTGAGTCTTTGATAACCCTTAGTTCCGCAGCGGTATTCGTCGCATTCCCATCAACCTTCTTCTCTAGGTTTTGTGCAGCGATTTTGATTTCATTAGCCTTCTGGTCAATAGAGGTTGACACCTTCGAGATCTGTCCATCAACAGTTGACTTGTATTGGCTTATAGCAGTGGAAATCTTGTTTGGAACCAAGTTTAGTTCTGCTTTAGCACTTTCAATCTGGCCATCGAGATGGTTTACTGTTTCTTGATCAGCTTTAGCAGCCAATCCAGTATTGAGATGTTGGATCTCAGTGGAGTTTGTGGTCACACGACCCTCAGTGTCAGTAATCCGTCTCTTCATAGATGCCAAATCACCGTCGACAGTGGATTTGTAATTCTTCCACTTCTGTTCTCCATCAGCAGCACTAGGTACCCAGCCAGTAGCTTTGGTCCCTTCTTCAACTTTCCACTTGTATGTGTATAAGTTTGTGCCATCACGTAGACCGATTTCTCGGATTTGTAATTGGATATCATTATTACCAAGACTAGGATAGGTTACTGTCACATACTTCTCAGTCCCAGGAGGAACGTCAAATATAGCCTCACCACCAGTTGGTGCCAAGTCCTCTCCGTTGACAGTAACTTTAGTGTCGGAAAAATATGGAGTTAACTTAATCTTACCATTATTCGTACTTGTGTTTTTAACAAAGAATGACCAAGTATATGGTACTGTATAACTTTTAGGTGTAAAAGGCATACTGAAATAGTTATTGTACAGTTGCCCTGCGATCTCGTCAATTAATATATTACGAGCGCCGAGGATTTGGCCATTTTGCATTCCTCCGCCGCCTTGGACAACATTCCAATCGGTACCATCCCCACTATTCATCTCCAAAGTACCATCAAGTAAGTTAGGATTTCCTGGTTTGATTCGTTCTAGTTGGGAAGCTAGTTGGTCTTTAATATCACTAACTTTGACATTAATGTCGTCGTCGATTTTCTTAAGTTTCTCGTCAAGCTCGTTCTGTATTGGGGTAAGATCTGGTCGCCATCTCTTCTCGGCATCAGCAAGAGCAGCGTTAACAGTAGCTTGCACATTGGCATTGATATCCTGTTTAGCCGAGTTAATAGCGTCATTAACTTTGTCAGTTACCTTCTGTCCAAAGTTTGCGTCGATGACAAGAACCCAGTTCTCACCATCAAAACGCCACATCTCAACTTCGCCCTCACCACCAACAGGTTTAAACCACAAGTCGTCTTTGGATACCTTCTCACGAGGAGGTTCCTCAGGTCCATAGAAGTTTTTGTTCTTGTTGTTAGCGCTGGTTAGGATTGTATGGATTAACCCATCCTTCTCTCCGTAGAGAGCATTGTTGACGATCTTGTTTGTCAAGTCTTGCCATTGGGCTTTCTGCTGATCAGCCAAGCTAGCTCGACCAGACCCACTGGAACTTGCCTCGATTTTGATGATTCGCTCACGGAGAGCGTCATACACAATCTTACGGACTTTGACAGTAACGTCGCAGTCAATCTTCGGTACATACACATCAACAGTATCACAAAGTTGGATCTTCTCCAAAGCTTGAATGATCCGACGATCCCATTCAGTAGAGTCTTGGAGAGGAATCATCTCAACTTCGACACTCAAATCCGGTTTATCAGCATCTTTGTTCTTAGATGTGAAATATGATTGTGCTTTGGCTGTAACTTGAGCTGGTGTGGGAGCTTTCTTTTTGGCTTCTTCACCCTCTTTATGCGTTGAAGAGTCGTTAAACTCCGAGCTCAAATCAAGAGGCACAATACGTTTGACGAAATAATCGTCGTAGTGTGGAGACTTGATAATATCCCCATAGATTACTTGTTCTGGTTCATTCTCGCCTTCAGGAGTGAATGTCACATAAGGTAAAATACGAGTGAATTTACCAGCCATAGACGATTTGACTTTTACATTCTTGAGATTCTTACGAGGTCGGATTGTTGTAACATGATCTTTCCCACGTTTGGAATATAAGAAAATCGTATTGTTAGTACGTTTAATTTCTCCACCCCAAGTGTCAATAAACGATCCTTCTTCTCCGGCAATAGCGTTCAACACATTACGGATATCCATGTTTGTATCTTTTGCTGTTTGAATATCGGAAATAAAGTTGTACTCAATTGGATCCACAGCTACACGTTTGAGTTGTTCCCAAGCTCCAGACGGTGTTGCAGATTTAATTGAGAGTGGTTTGATGACATTACCAGACAATTCGTCAGTCTTAGTAACACCCTTAACCGTAATTTGGTTTGAATCAACCTCTTTCTCAATCTCGTAAATACGAAATGCGTGAGGTTCATCATAGTCGTTTGGCTTAACCAAAATATAACGGTTTTGAGTGAGCGCTTGGGCCCACTCTCCACCGACAGGATATTTTAGTTCAAGCTCAAATTCTGCATTACGAACTTCAGTGACTTCTGCAGATATGGCGTCGTATAAGATCCCCATACCATTAGTATCAAAGACCCGTTCGTTCTGTTCATATAAAATTGGTCTCAAACTAATACCCTCCAATTAGGGGTTAGAGTTATCGTAGCCGGAGCAGTACCCTTAGTGGCTGTGAAATATACCCGGTTAGTCCGGAGATCATTTCCTGGCTCAAGTTTAAAGAACTCTTTCCCCACAGTATTGTTGTTTTTGTTTGTGATCGTGGATCCTGACTTAGAATATACAATATAACGAGTGCTATCAATGACGATTGTCTCGTTTTGCATATCCTTAATTGTCATAGCAGTAGATCCAATAGAAATTTTCAAGTTACCCGTAACTCCAGAGAATTGTACTGTTGGTCTGGAGAAATATAAATTAGGATTGTCAATAACCTCACCAGAAGTAACAACTCGTGGTTGGTTATCAACGTTATATTTAAACGGCTGACATTTAAGTTTCACTTTGAACGAAATACAACCTTGATAGAAGTATTTGTTCTCGTATGTGATTTCTGTCATGATAACTTTGTAAATATGACTTTGATCGAAATATGGAATAAAGTCAATCCAGTTACCGATCCCATTATTAAATAGAAAATTGATTCTATTACGGGCTAATGAAATATCTCGATCCGAGTCATTATGACTTCGTCCGTCATAGAAACAGCTTAGCTCGAATTCGGTTGGCTCATAACCTTCATCGTCAAAAGCCAACTCTCCTTCGTAGCCATTTGGTGACTCGAAAGTCACACGTCGTTTAGGTGTTTCTATATCTGGTCGATCTTGGATAAATACATGATAATCTTCAGACTTGTATCCGTTGATCATAAAATATCCAGGCTTTAAAGGCATCACCATAATACTTCTTCACCTTTCCCTCGACGAGCTTGATCGTCAAAGTCCTTAATATGTTGTTGAATTTCTCTAGCAAGTTGTTTACCGTCAACTGGTTTACCACCATTATCCACTTTAACAGTAATAGAGTATTCTTTATTAGAGTTGTCGTAGACATTTGTGTTGGTTGATTGCATTGAGCTAGGTACTCCAGGGTATGCTGGACGTGGAACATTAGTTGCATCAACTCCAATAGCCCGTAAAATGTTGCCATTTTGAAGTTTGTCAAGATTGGTAGTATCGACTACAGGAGTGATAGTTGGTTTGTAGTCCATATCGGCAAGCGAATCGTCTAGCAATTGTCCAACGCTGTTCACAGCATCACTAACGGCAGTTGCCATTGAGTTTGCATGGTCGATAGCATTACCACCGACTTCGCTAAATGCATCGCCGAATGCCTTAGACATCTTAGCTATAGACTTAGGCATTTCTTTAATGATACCCATAGTAACCCCTTGAGGAATATATTTACCTACATTGGCCGCGAATAACCGTGATGGTGATTTGATCTTCGCTTTAGCACGAGCAGCACGTTCGGCTTGAGCAACGATTTCATTGGTTGCGGCAATAACAGAACCCAGATGAGCTCTAATACCAGCAGCAACCCCTTGAGAAATCATCGAACCGACATATACACCACCAGCATGAGCTACACCAGCAGCAGATCGAACTCCATTTGCAGCCTGCATCATACCAGTCAAGATTGTGATATTAAGCAATGCCATAGCCATACGCATAGCAGATACCATTTGTGTTCCGAGTTGGAGCATAGTGGCTTGCATCATTGCGCTTGAGCTACGGATTTGGTTCGCCATTTGCATCATAGCTGTCATGATTGTCATCTGCATGGTCATAAACGCCATTTGCATTGATGCTCTCATCATATTTAGAGACATGTTCATTTGAGCATTAATTTGTGACATAGATGAGGAAATAGCTTGAGCTATTCTAGACATAGACGCCGTCATAGCCATAGCTGCTTGGTTCATTGAGTTCTGGATGGATTGGACAACGCCCATCATACCAGTCATTACTGTTGTACGGACTAATGCCATAGATGTAGCAGCACTAGTGCCCATCATAGCAAATCCTCTAGCCATACCGGCTGCCGCTTGAGCCATACCAGTAGATATGACAGTAGATACGGAAGCCATATTCGTACGGATAGCATTTACGACGCTCAACATTCCCATATTAACAGCCATAACAACAGTAGTCATAGATGTTGCGGCAGCGGCTCCCATCAAAGCAAAGCCTTGTTGTAATGCTGCACGAGCTTGGTTCATACCGTTATTAACAGCATTAACGACCAAAGTCATTGCCATAGTCATAGCAGTACCAAGAACCGCAAATGATGCAGTAGATCCAGCAGCACTAGCTCCAAATTGCGCAAGAGCAGTTCTTGCTTGGTTCATAGCATTACCGAATGCCGTTGTGCCGTTAGAAATAGATGAGAATGCTGTGCTAAGGTTTGCTACAGCAGATCCAGTTGTTGTAAACATCATTCCTAGAGAAGACATCGACGCACCGACTGCTGTAATACGAGATATGAATTGAGATAATGTGTTTGCCACTTTCTCAAGACCCGCGGCGAGAACCATAATCCCAGGAGCAGCACCCATTGTTGATTGTCCCACACTAGAAAGCGCGTTTGCCACGCTCTTAATATTGCTAGCCATTCCTGAAGAGGACGACTTAATCTTCTCAGATGATGATGCGAATTTCTCAAGATCAGAAGCAGCACTAGGGGCAGAAGACGATACTGTCTTAAGCGCGGAACCAATATCTTTAAGGGCCCCTGATGCTCCATTACGAGTACTTAACTTGTACATTACAGTATCGAGTTTGTCAAGGTCGGCACGGAATCCGTTTAGGTTACCAGTACCAGAAGCTATACCAAGTCCCCCAACAGCGAGACCGACCGCAGTAATGGCGGCCGCGGCTTTGAGCCCATGATCGGCAATAGGTTTCATACCTTTACCCATCAACTCGATACCTTTACCCACATCTTTGAAGGCATGTCCGATTGCTTCGATAATACCTTTGATCGCATTACCTACGGAATCAACGATCTTAGAAACACCGTTCATTACGTGCTCAATACCTTTACCGAATCCTTCGGCAAATTTACCAGCGCCTTCAAATGCTTTACCAATTCCTTCGAGAGCAGATTTAACTGCTGAACCAACAGACTCAACAATAGATGATACCCCTTGTAAAGCAGATTGGATACCTTCTCCTAATCCTCGAGCAGCAGAACCGATTCCTTCAAATGTAGCTTTAATAGCACCACCGATGGACTCTACAACTGAAGCAACGCCTTGTAGGGCTGCTTGGATACCTTGACCGATTCCTACAAATACATTCTTGAGTGCTTCACCAACTGCTCGGATAACATTAGCGAAAGCGTTGATTGCTCCGACAATACCCTGCATAACAGAGTTAACAATTGAAGCAATACTAATGAATATAACTTGAATGGTTTGTCCAATGGTTTGAACAACTGCAACAATAGCATTAGCCACATTTGTAATTGTCTGTCCAATAGTTTGGAATATTACAACAATGTCATTTGCAACAACTTGAATTGTTTGGAATAAGGTAATAAATACCGGAGCCAAGGCTTGAACAACTTGTGCGATGGATTGTACGATCGCAATAATAGCATCGGCCAATGAACGAATAATCACTGCTAAAGACTCGAATAAGACTTTAAGAGCTTCCATCAAAGGCGTGAATATTGGTTCGATTGCCGTAGCAAATTCGCTCAAAGCGCCTAAAATAAAGTCTTTAACAGGAGTAAGAATTTCCGCAAGTTTCTCTAAAATAGGACCGATAAGATTGCCAAGTAAGCCTAGAACAATGTCTGTTATTACTTTAAACAAATCTGTTAATGCTGGTATCAACCGATCTTTGACTTGCATCAAGCCTTTGGCCAAAGATTCGATAAATTTAACAGCGATCTGTAAACCAGTTTGGACAATAACATCTATGTTTTCCATAAATGCTTTAGCAAATTCCATCAGCAAATTAACAGCAGCTTTAAATATCTGAGGCATTCCTTCAGCAATACCATTGATAATACCAACCACTGTCTTGAGACCGAATTTGACAAAGTCAGGAATAAGGATCGACAGCCCTTTTAAGAACTCATGTCCTAATTGAACAAATGCCGCAACAATCTTAGGTGCATTCTGAGCAATTGTCGTTATGAATTCAACGAACCCTTTTGCTACTTTAGCCATTGCACCAGGCGCACTTTTAGCTAGAGTGTCGACCGCCATAGCAAATGCTAAGAACCCAGCACCGGCGATAGCTATAGATGCTGATGCAAGAATTGACGATACACCGAAGCTAATCATCGTACTAGCTAATAATGCTAAACCAGGAGCAACAAATTGTGCTATAGCAGCAGCGGCCAATAATATAGCCAAGTTACCGGCAAGGGCTAGCATACCAATACCAACTCCAACTAAATTAAGTTTACTTAATACGGCAATAGGAATTGCTAGCATGTTTAATGCTACGGCAAGAAGTAATATACTTCCGGCACCCTTAAGACCGACATTCTCAACAGCCTTCATAGCTATCACTAATATACCAAGTGTTGCGCCAATAGCTCCAACAGCGACTAATATCTGTTGCCAATTATGTTTGGCCACGATACTTAAGGCCGATCCAACAGATTGCAATAACACAGCAGCAGCCAACAATGAAACTATTGTAGATGTATTAATCTTATCTTGGTTCAATTTGCGTATAGCCAATACAGTTCCAGCCATAACTGCGCCCATAGCCAATACTGAAGCCAACAATGCAGGCCAAGGAATAAAGGCTAGTTTGACTAGTTCATCACCAATCATTTTCATAGAGATTGCAAATGATAGTACCGCAGCAACAGACGATAGATTGATGTTCATACCATCAAGAGCCCATGCGGCGGCGATTAGACCCGCTAATACAAACGACATTCCACCAATAGCACCCATAAATTGGCCTGGGTCCATACTTTTAATGAACGATAAGGCCTTAAGTAAGGTTGTTATACTGAATACGAATGTCAATAAAGTAGCTATTGTCGTGAACTTAATCTTAATATCTTTAAGTGCTCTGGCCGCAAGAACTAATTCGGTTAATAAAGCACCTAAAGCGGATATACCTTTGATTAATGACTCAGGGTCCATATCGGCTAATTGTTTAACACCGCCAATTAAAACTCGAAGAGAAAGTGTTAGTGTTATTAATCCGCCAATTGCTCCCATTTTGATCTTAACATTGTTAAGAATCCGCATAGCTAGACTCAGCTCTAAAAGAAGCGCACCGACCGCACTAATTCCTGAAATCATTTGCTCAGGCGATAAAGCGACAATGCTTTTAACAGACCAAACCAATAAACGTAGAGACGCCACAACAGTGAGTATGCCGAGAGACGTTCTGAGATTAATCTTAACCTTATCCATTATCTTCATTGCGCCGGCAAGCGCTAGAAGCAATGTAGAAACTGAGAGTACACTAGATACTAATTGTTCCGGGCTGTATTGCGCTAGTTTGGCAACCGATGAAACCAGAATTCTCAATGATATTGCAATAGCAATCATGTTGAAAACGCCAACTTTGGATTTACCGATCTTTTCCATCATCTTAAGAGTAGATCCAAAGACTTTGGTTAAGGCGTATAATCCTAAAGTTGCCGCGGCGGCTTGATCGATATTCATCTTAGATAGTTCTACCATAGCTCCGGCTAAGATACGAATCGCAATAGCCACAGCAATGATAGTTCCTACACTAGATTTCGGAATACCTTGAAGTTTGGATAGATTGGACATTATCTTATTCAAGGCATTGAACGCTACCATCATACCGATGATACCTTTAGATAAGTCTTTAATATCAATCTTACTTAATCTAGCGATAGCGAGAGCTAAGATAAGTAAAGCACCAGCAATAGTGATCAACGTGAACGCTCTAACCGTGTTAGTAAACGCGTTCAAAGTCTCACCTAACTGGTTAAATATCTTAGAAACTTTACCCATTTCTTCTTCACCAGTCTTAACGAAATCTTTAAAAGGTTTCATCAATCCAGTCAAGAATTTCTTGATAATACCATCCCCAGATTTGAATTGTAAAGCTTTATCCAAGGCCGCTAATCCTAGTCCTGCCGCAATAATATCGCCAAGTTGAAGATCTTTAAAGATCCCCTTGATGACTGCATAACTCTTCTTAACAACATTGATAATATTATCAAATGCTCCTTTTAAGAAGTTTCCGATAGCAGCAAAAGGTTTGGATATGCCTGTCAGATTTGAAATAAATGATTTTAGACCCTCGAAAATTCCGTCCAAGAATCCGCCATCAAATTTAATATGGAATAAACCTTGAATTGCGTTCTTAATGTTTTCAAAAACTTTAGATACGATTTGTGCTGCAGTTGAAAATAAACCAATTTGTCTAATTGATCCTCGTAATCCTTCAACAAATGTTCGAATCTTAGTCGTTACATCAACCAAACCTTCAGTGAATGATTTGAAACCAGATCCGTCACCTTTTGGCATGAATGCTTTAAAGAAGTCAAATACTAAATCTGCAGCGATTTTGAATAGTGTCCCTAAGGTGCTGATTACATTACCAACAGCCTTACCAATGTTCATGATTCCGCTCATGACATTGAAATTGCTTCGAATGGAAGATAGGAATTGTGATATTCCGTCCGCAGCACGTTTGAATACGAGGATTACTCCATCGAAAGATCCAATTGTGCTCTTAAGACCCATGTGGAATCGTTTTAATACCGCATAAACGGTCATAAAAATATTACCCATAAGTCTTCCGGCAGATATGACTAATCCGTGGACAGCAGCATTGTTCTTAAGACTTGCAGTGAAGTCTCGGAATCCTTGTGTGATACGTAGAAGACGATAAGCGGATTGGTCATAAGTACCAATCACTTCACGGAAACCTTCGCGGAAGTTCGTCATAGCCTTAAAGATTCCTTCAAAGCTATTCTTAATTCCATCGAATAAGGCTTCTTGACCGCCCATGTCTTTCCATGTCTTCAACATTGCATTTCGGTAGTTACCAAGACTACGTTCAATCTCTAAGACAGAATCAAAATACGTTCCTTGAGCATCATCGAAATATTTCTGAGTGATTTCACCGACAGAAGTCCAAAGACTTTTGGCTTCTTCAAATCCACCAAACAAATATTCCCACGAAGTTGCCCATCCTGAACCAATGGATTCTTGTACAGTGTCTACTAATTGACCAAATGATTTGATTTTCTGAGCAGCATCTAGCATCGATTGGTCCACACTGAAGTCTTTCAATGTCGCTATCAATACATCCGCTGTTAACCAGCCATCTTTAAGGGTGTCCCGAAATGCTTTGGTTTCGTCACGAGCATGTCCCATCTTTTTACCCATCTCAGTCAATGCGTCTTGGAATAGTTTACCACCCATGTTAGCATTAACCACAGAGTTCCAGTCCATCAAGCCCACTCGTCCAGAAGCTAACGCTTGAGATAATTGATACATCGCACGAGACATGTCTTCGGTACTAGCACCAGAAGCTGCCGCCAAGTTACCAATACCCTTGATCGCAGTAGCTGATTCATCAAGACCAACACCGGCCGCGGTAAACGTACCAATGTTTTTGGTCATGTCTTTAAATGAGTAAATGGTTTTATCAGCGTAATCATTCAACTGTTCCAAAGTAGATGATACTTTACGCATACGAACTGTTGGGTCAGGAATTGCCCATTCCGTATTCGTCATAATTGTTTGAATCGAACCAAGTTTATCCTTGTATTCACCCAAACCATCTACTGGACCAGCAAAAAATTTCTTACCGAATCCAACCGCTTTCTGAATACCGTTTGCTAATAGTTGACCCATAGCAATATCCATAGCCGTGATAGACTTCTGAACCGAAGCAGAAGCTTTCTCGAATGAACTTGAGATTGGTCCCGCATCGAATTTAGAAACTTTAGTTGAAAGATTATCTATTGACTTAGTTGCTCCCGGGAAACCTTCATCGTAGTCTGCTTTACGGAACATGTTTTTAATTCCAGATAAAGCATCCGCTAGATGTCCTCCAGAAGCTTTCTTAGATAAATTGTCTAAGGATTTTGTAGCAGCCGGGAAACCTTCGTCATAGTCGGCTTTACGGAACATGTTTTTAATTCCGGATAAAGCTCGTTCCAGCATACCTCCAGAAGCTTTCTTAGATAAGTTATCTAATGATTTAGTAGCTCCAGGAAATCCTTCGTCATAGTCCGCTTTACGGAATAAACCTTTAAGTTTGGATAATATTCCACCGGTTCGATTAGATGCCGATTCAATGGACGAATTCATTTTGTCCACCGATTTCGACATATTGTTTAATCCTTCAGGACTATCAGCTTTCTTAAATACACTCTTAAGTCTGGCCAAAATACTCGATGTTTTGGAAGTTTTGTCGGCAATATCAGTATTCATTTGATCGATAGATTTGCCGGCTTTACTCATGTTAATACCATCGAGAGATCTTGTGAATAGACCCTTAAGTTTACTTAATAGCCCTTGGGATTTTGTCGTCGATTTTGATACTGCATCAGGAATCGCATTCATCTCTTTAGCGATGTTCTTAGATGCGTTTCCGCCATTCAACTTCGAGAATGCGGCTTTAAGTTTCTCTAAAGCACTAATAGTGTCTTTAGCGTTCTTAGTGAAACTTTTGTTGTCTAAGGTGACCTTAGCAACTTTTTCATCAACGTATCCCGCCATATATACCTCCTATTTGACATAGTCAGATAAAATTTTGTTTATCTGTTTCTTATAAACCGAATCTATAGCTTTGATTATATAAGGGTGTGGAGGAACGTATCCTCCTGTCCCTGTTCCGTGTCCATAGTGAATTATAACAGCGATATTAATACCTTTATTGATATTAGTATTAAATATCTCGAGTTCTTCACCACGACCTGTCTTAGAGATTCGGTATCCCCATGAAGCTGCTGTTTTTCCAGATCTAGATGGGGTTGATGCTTTTAGTGCATTTACGATCGCTGTACCAAGTGACTCTAAAGAAGCTCTACGATTCTTTTTCAAAAATCGTTCTAGGTTCTTGAAATCTCCCGAAACGGAAATAAAATCATCCATGTAGTTTTCTCCTTTCCGCTTCTTCTGCACGTCGTTTCATAATTATAGCTCGCTGCTCCGCCATAGCCTCTTCCTTTGTCATTTTCTTAGGTGGCTCTTGTAATGCAGCGACACTATTCAACAAAATGATTAGTTTGTTTAAGTTTCGATCTTCCCAGTCGAACGGAATATGGTTAAGTGCCATATGAGCATAAATTATCTCAGATGTAAATATCTTCTTACGTTGAGCAACTGGTCGAGCGCTCCCTGTTGGTTTAGGGGTAGTTGTCGCCGATGGTGTATGTCCCATGTACTCAATAATCTTTTTAAAATCATTAGGTGACAATTTAGAAGTGTCTAATTCTTGATCACACATCATAATAATGAAGTCGAGAATCTCTTCTTCGGTGACCTCTTCCTTGTTATCAATGAATCTCTTCTCATGTTTTGTCTCCCAACGATCTAAATTCTTAAGTGTGTATCGGAATGTGTATTCCTTGCCATCTTCGGTTATAAACTCGTTCTTTTCCTCATCCCAATATTCAACATCTTCCGTTTTTATTGTAAGATACTCTGATCCCATGATACTCACACCTCAAAAAATTTAACAAATAAAAAGGAAGGGGTGCAAAAAATACACCCACAACCCGAATTACTGTGCAGCTGGAGCTGCGGCAGAAGCGGCTGCTTCTTTAAGCCCACGAATATGAGAAGTGATACCGGTAATAAATTTATTAAGGGTAACTCCTTCATCGTCATGGAAGTCTTCAATCAAAGCTTCGTAAGCAAGTGAAGTTTTGAAGTCTTCACGAACTCGGTCATTCTTGATGAAGCGTTTTCCATCTTCCGAACGAACGCCGTATGAAGTCAAAACGATGTCGTTCAATAGATCGTACATCTTTTGATAGTCTTCTTCGGCTTGAACTTTTTCGATGTATTTTGCCATGTCATCTTTACCGTAACGAGCTTGCAAAGCAATCAATTCCATACGGTTAAGATTGAAGTAAAGAGTTTCCTCTTGTTGGATACCATCGAAATCCTTATAATGAACTTGCTGTTTAATCATACTATGACATACCTCCTATAAAGTGTTAATTAAGACAATAGTTCAATAACTTTTTCTGGCAATGGAAGATATGCATCAGCATCATCTGTACCATATACAGCGTCAAGAACTTTTTGCATCTTAGTAGCTTCAACTTGTGTTGAATCAATAGTGATTACAGAAGTTGGTTTGTGACCAGGAACTGTAACTGGAGTTGAAGAAATTGACCAAGATGGGTTTTGTGGTTCTGGGCTGTCGTTAACAGTAGCGTGTGAACGTTCTGATGGAGCAGCTTTACATCCATACCACAAGTGAAGTTTGTAACCGTAGTCATTACCTTGAGTGTCGTTACCAACGATAGATTTGAATGCAAATCCAAATGGTGTACGGTTTTGTTGGTGAGCAACTGCACCTTTAACGATAGCTTTCATACCGTCACATTCATCAAATTCAACTGGAGAGTTGAATGCTTCGATAGTACCTTCAAAGTTTTCAGCACCAGTAAGTGACAAGTATTTGATGTTGTCTGCGTATTGGTCATTTGCTTCAGCTCCTGATGGAGATTCGTTAGCGGCAGTAATACCGTTCCAAGCAACACCTTTAGGATATTGACCAGATGCGTTTTGTACAAACAATACGGCTTCGGAAACACCAGTTTCATAAATACGTTTTCCGAGTTCGTCGAATTTAAGTTTAGCCATTAGCTAATCCTCCCGTGTTAATTTTTAAAATAGTGTGATGCATATTATCGACAATAAATTCATTCTCATACACACAGTATTGGTTTTCCAAAAGTTGAGGTAAGATTGGAGTCTCGACACGTTTGTCGATTATAGTGATTTGATATACTTCATGTGAATGATAACGAACATTGTCGGCATGCCGTTGTCTAATACCCGTTCTCTTATAAAGAATACACGGATACGTCAAAGTGGTGTTTGATGTAGGATTATAGAAGAGTTTATAATCCTCATTAGACTTCCGAATCGCTTCGGTTAGAATCTGTCGGATAAGCATTCTTTTGCTCATTGTAAACTCCTCCTAAATCCAAGATCACTCTAGGAGGTCTTATGGTAAAGCTTTCGACTTTCCATTTGACCCCCTGATATTCCAAATACTCAAGATTTGAAATATGTTTCATAAAGAATTGATCAGCTACTAATGAAATCTGGTTGGTAATTCGTATGTTGTCAATTGTCGATTTGTCACCATTTTGATCTCGATGGTATCTACTCGTAACAACATCGCCGCGTACTTTCTTAACAACCACTTGAGGCTCGAACACATCCGGCTCTACCTCTACATCAGTAATCCGAAAACCCGCGTTACCAGAATATTTCATTTAATTATCCGCCAACACGTCCAGATGTTCCTGATTCAGTCGCAGCGCCAGGACCAGCCGGAGCGGCAGTACCATTTTCTGGAGTGAAGTATACAGCAGATTTAGCACGCACAAGAGCTCCTGAAAGACGAGCTTCAATAAGATATTTTTGTTTGTTGTAGTCGATATCGAAGTGTTCGAATGTGTTAACTTCGCCACCTTTGTTAGTACCGATTTGGTAATCGGCAAGGTTAACCATGATCATTTCGTCTTCTTTCAAGAAGTTAGTTTCAACGATATCCGCTACACCGAACAATGAAGCAAGATATTCTTTAGTTGCTGGTTGTTGTCCACCGAATACCCATTGTTCGTTCTTGTTGCGCAAGAAGCGAAGTTTAGTAAGGAAGAGTGGGTTAACATAAAGAGTTGGTGTACCAGAACCGAGCATCTTAGTCTTGAATTCCGCAACAGTTTGGAACAAGTCAAGAAGCATCTTAGGATTGTATTTAGCTTTGATTGTGTAGAAGTCTTCGTCTTTAGAGATAGGACGGATCTTATCTTCTTTAATCTTAGCAGCATCACCAGTAGCACGACCGTCTGATACGAGGATTGCTTGTGCAATTTCATCGTTCAACTTAATGCGCATTTCTTGGTTGAAGAATGCAGCAACGTTCAATTGTTGGCCGATATCGATAGCATCGTCACGGTCGATTGATTGTTTTTTATAGATCGTAGTTGGATCAGTTTTACGAGAAAGGAATGAAATGATTTGTTCTTTCTTTTCAGTTCCTTTGATGTAACCTTTCGCACGAAGTTGTTCGTCAGTAAGGTCAGACAAGTCGGTCATGATTGATTTAACGAATGCTGTAGGAACTTTAGTTACCTTAGACAAGATATGTTCTGTAGCAGTGTTAGGTGAGTAGATTACTTGAACACCGTTTTGTAATTGGTGATCTGGGAACAACTTGTCGATGTTGTTCATTGAGTGCTTAAGAGTGTCTCCATTCTCGAAGTCCACGAGAACGTTACTAAGCTTAAGCCCGCGATCTTTAGCGGTTTGCATAGCTTCTGTTAATGAGTGACGAATTTCTTCGTTGTTATTAGCAGATGTTTGTTCGAATGCGTTATAGTGCATCAAAGTTCCTCCCTTGTCGG